TCCTTGGAGTTCATCGCCATCTCGATCACGTCCTTCATGTGACCGCCACGGAACACGCCTGTGTGGCCGTTTGGATCGGACTGCACGAACGGACGCACTTCAAGACGCGACGGCGTGCCGAGTATGAATTCGAGATAGTCGATCGCTTGCTGGCCCTTCAGGCGCTGCATCGTGTCGAGGTTCGTGAACGACTGCACGTTGCGGAATAGCTCAAGCTCCACTGGCTCAGCCGTGTCGGTCTTGACTTCCTCGAACGTGCGCAGGTTGAAGAAGGCAAGCTGCTTCGCCTTCAAAGCAATGCGCTGCGCTTCCTTAAAGCTCGGCGTAAGGATGCTCACGTCGAGGTACGTGTTGCCATCTTCCGAGTTGAACCACGTGCCAAGCACGTTGACTGGGTTGCTCAGCAAATCTTGGTTCGTGGCGATGTATGCCGCGATCTGGTCCTCAGTCGGCTGACCGGGGATTACAACCTCGCGGCCCTTGTACGGGCTCACCGCGTAGTTCGAGGTACCACCCATCTCGTCGCCGGTCATCAAATTCCACGAACCGCCTCCGGATTCCGTGTGCTGCTTGAGGATCGCGCCCGAGCGCTTCTGCGCCTTCGCGAGATTGAACTCGGGCGAGACACGCTGCGGCGTGAAGATGCGAAGCTGTCCGCCAGCGTACATGATCGCGTCGAAGCCCGCATCACGGACCTTCTTGGCATAATCCATCCACACCAGCGAATCATTGAAGATGCCCTGCGCGGCGATGTCAGCTTTGGCTTGCTGGAACAGCGGGTCGCCTTCGGAGGCCAGATGTACCTTCGATGCGTCGAGCGTGCCAGTGTACTTGGTCTTGGCCTGCACTTCCGGTTCGCGGTACTCGGCTCCACGTACGACGGCAGAGGTGTAACTCAGCCCGTACTCGCGAGCGATTGCTTGGTCGCGCCCGAGCACGCCGCTGCCAATCTTGGTCGGATCAGTTACGCCGCTCGGCACGTTGCCGAAGTGCTCGAACTGGATCGCGGTCGTAGGCGATGGCGAAGCTGGGATGTCAGCGAACAGCGGTGCTTGCTCCGCACGCTCTGGCAAGCCGGCGAGAGTCGGGCGCAGTTCAGACCTCAGCGGGCCACCGGTAGAGAATGGCACGAAGCGGTTTTCCTGATTGGCGATACCGGCCATTATCTTGTCCACGATCGGCTCGACATCGACCTTCGCGACCTTGCCCTTCAGGGCTCTGCGCACACCGTTCTCGATGAACGACTTCGCTTTCTCCACGTCCTGAGTTGCAAGACCGGTGCGGATTCCCTCGTTGATCACGTTGCGAACAGACTGAGCGGAGGTCTCCTTCACCATGCCATTGGCAACCAGTTCGGTCACGTTCGCTTCCACCACTCGGGCGGATTCGTTCATAAACGATTCGGCGCGCACGTCGGTCGGAGCAAACTTCAGATTCTCGCGCGAGCGGGCGGTGACGACTGCGAGTTTCGGAATCGCGACATCCGGCGCTGCGCTTTGGCGACGCAGGAACTTGGCCTGCTCAGACGTTAGTAGGCGCCCTTGCTCTTGGTTGATCCGCGCGAGTTGCTCCGAGAAGACTTGCTCGGCGTTGCGCCGAGTCGGTACTTGCTCACCGGCTTCGTTTGTTTCGACGGCTTGGTTTGCTTCTTCGATCGGCCCGCCACTGACATTGCGATCGCGATCGCCTGTTTCTGCGGCTTGCCCGCGTGCATTTCTTTCGAGATGTTCCGCGACACTGCCTTGTTGGATGATCCCTTGGATAGCGGCATTTGGAGCCTCCGTTGGTTGTTGAACATTGAGTAGGGTGCCCTCTACGAGCGGCGACTTCTCTTGATACTGCGGTGTGTCAGCGAGCACAGACAGCGCGGACGCGCGCTTGCGCATTGGCTCCAGTTGCGAAGTCAACGCAATCTTCTCCTTCATGATTGCCTGCTTTGGGCGGCTGCGCTGCTTGGCCGGCAAGGCAAGTTCCGCGTCGAGCGCAGAGATGCGAGCCTCGGCGACTGAGACCGCGCCGTTTAGAAACTGGGCGGTGACACGCTCGGGGTTTGCGGCAAACTCGGCATCAGCCTCCGCGCGTCGGGCCGCGATGAATGATTCTTCCAGCGCGTCGGGCGCGTTCGCGTTGATCAGCGGGAGAATTTCTTCCGGTGTGTTGAGAGCAGGAAGTGGCTCTTCAGGCGTTGGGACTTGTACCGGCGCAGCAGGTTGGACTTGTACCGGCGCAGACGGCGCCGCTGGTTCCTCACTGACCGCAGGTACAACGGCAGCAGGAGCAACAGGAGTAGTAACCGCACTGATAGCCCCGCCACCACCACCGACAACACCACCAACCACGCCGCCTCCGACAGCAGCCTCTCTCCGGCGTTGAATGTTTTCACTTGAGCTTGGATCAAAGTTAGGGTCAATTGCTGCACGTGCGCGAATAGCCAAGTCTTCTTGTAGAGCTTCAGTTGGAGCTTCCTCAGCCGCGCCGAGGACAACGCCCTTCATGATTTTGTCGAGAAGCGTTTTTGCGCCCGCCTTGACGGCTGCTTTCTCCGGCTTCAGAAGAATGCCGGCGAGCAGGCCGGGACCGAGCGCGTCGAGGGCGGCAATCGGTACGGAGTATTTGGCTGCGGTAAGTGGATCGTCGAGTCCAGCTTCACGTTGTTCGTTGTAGACATCGCCGAAGTTCTGCACGTAGGACGGCACAAACGCGCCAGCAGCACCGCCAACCATCGAGGCTAGGGCACGCTCTCCCATAAGACGTGCGCCACCCTTAGCGCCAAGGAAGGCGGCTAAAGCGGTAAGTGGGAGTTGTACTGCGTTCTCGGCCAAGAGGCCAGCGGCATAATCCGCAGCGGTGCCGAGAGAGTTGATGTCCGTGTACGATCCAACACGAGGTGCCAGATCAGCAGCCTGCGCGTTGAGGTCGGTAGCGATCTCGCCTGCGCGAGACTTGACGGCGCCAAACCCTGTGCCCTTGGCAACCGCTTCTGCACCGCGAGCAACTTCCGCGCCGAGGCGCAGTGCTCCACGTTTCAGACCTTTTGATACTTCGCCCGGACCCTTGATGTCGCCGAAGATGCCCTGATCCGTCGTTTCATCCAGCCCAGCTACGGGGTCAAGATTGTCAAACAAACCCATTTGGTTTCCTTATTGAAGAGCGGGAAGTCCGTACTCCGCAAGACGTGCGTTCAATGCGTCACGTACTTTCTTGGTGTTGCCCTGTGCCTTCAGCGTGGCTTGTGCCTCGGCCAGCGCGCGGGCGGAATCATAACCAGCCGGTAGTTCCTTGCGCACTGCGAGCTTCTTTGCCACGCCACGGTTTACTTGAATGACTTCCGCTGGCGCGCCGGGGACCATCGACGGAATCACCGTCGTGTTCTCAGGCTTGTTGTTGCCTTCTTCGGCCTTCATGAATGCGGCCTCACCGCGCAAGTATGCGCCTCGCGCTGCCAATGCGGCAGTAGCGGCAGCAGCATCTCTACGAGCGCGCATGCCAGATGCGTCGATTGCCACGCGCCCACCGCGAGTAATACCCGCCCCCGGTGCTGTTGGGGTCGCGCCGCCGCCACGGAATTCGCGAGTCTCGCCGGTAGCTTCATTGCGAATGAACCCGGTGCCGGCTGGCAAGTCACCGGTATAGGGACCGTCCAGCGCTGCGGAAGCAGCACGATTCGATGTTGCGACGCGACGGACGCTCGGGGTCACATCAGGGACGGCAGAAACCGGAGCTTGTGTGGCGAGAGGCGGAACAACCGGGGCCGGCGCGGTTGTGTCAACGGGCTTGACCATTCTTCCTGACGCTGGATCGAAGAACGATCCACCTGTGAGCATGCGACCCACGCGGGGAGCAATGCCGAAGGACGCGTAGTCGCCAATATTGCGCGCTACGTTTACCACGTTGGCACCAATCCGACCGGGCGTAGTGCTGGCATCAAGCCCGACTGACTCGCCGAGGGCCGCGACATCTTCCGGTGTATCTACGATGGATTGAACCGCGCCGCCAGCAACGCCACCGATTGCACCGAACTTGCCCACACCACGGGCAACGCGAGCGAGGCCGCGACCAGTGATAGCTGGGTTCAGAAGGTTGCGCAACCGCGCAAAGCGAGTGAGCGGAGCAGCTTCGGCAGCAACAGCGGGGGCGGGAGCAACGGACGGCGTAGCGCCTGCACCTCTGAAGATGTTGCCGGCTGCTTCCATGCGGGCAACGGCTGCTTCGCCGAACTTGGCGACACGAGCAGCGCGATTGGCGCGGGCCAACACTTCCGGGTTGACGGCGTCTTTTGAGGACAGCGCGGTCTCGTATGTTGAAATGTCGAATGGGCTTGCCATGTTATCTCCTTATGCGACGCCTTCAGCTTGCAGCGTTGTGAGCGCGTTGATCGCGTTGATCGCGCCAGCGGCCAGCGCTCCGGTAACAGAGGCACCTTGACCAGCGGCGGTCAACTTCAGTTCCTGCGCAGCTACGATTCCTTGGAACGTAGTCTTTGCATTCTCGATCGCAATTTCGGATGTCTTGATGTTCGTTTGGTAATCGAGTGCACGTGAGTTCTGGATCAGGCGCAAACTCTCGGCGGCTGCTGAGGCTGTAGCCTTGTACGCCTCGATGTCGGCAGTGTAGCCCGAAAGAAGCGCGGTCACGTTCGCTGTCTGTCCTTGCAGGTCTGCACGGTACTGATCTACGCGAGCCCTGAACTCTTCGACTCGCTGATTCCCCTTCGCGATTTCCGAGTTCAGGCGCGCAATCAGGATGTCGGATTTCGTTTTGGCGCCGGCAACCTTGGAAGTGTACGCTTGAACTTCAACTTGGTACGCCTGCATCTTCGAGATTTCTCCCTTAATGCGGCTGTCGTACATGTTGAACTCGGCAACCTTCGCTTGCACCTGCGACGTGAAAGCGTCGATCAGTGCACGGAACGAGTCAATGCGGATGCGTTCGATGCCGGCCTGAATGCTGGCTGCTTCGAGCCGCGTCTTGTACACGCTGACCACGGTATTGACCGCGTCGAGTTGCGCTGAGTACAGCGCGACCACGTTACGCTGAATCTCTGACTCGATGCGCTTGCCTTCCATCGTGGTGCGATACACTTCAACCAGCGCAAGTTGGGCACGAATGCGTGCCTCGAACACCTGCGCTTCGGTCTTGTACGCTTCGAGGCGCGCGTTAAAGCGCAGCACCTGCGTCTTGAAGATTTCGATTGAGGCTTCCAGCGTGGCCTTCGCCGCGTTGAGCGCACGTTCCATGATGCTGTTATGGAAGCCAATGAGAATCTGTTCGAGCCCCTTGACCTGTTCGATCGTGAACTGGCGGGACTGTACGAACAGGTCACCGCGCTTGAGCGCAATCTCGCGCTCGATCGAAGCGAGTTTGCTCGCGAGGAACTGCCGGGCGCGTTGCAGCGCCACGTTCAAGTCACCCGGAGCCATCATGAACCCGCGTGCGGCGGCGTTCACGTACAGTTCGTCCATATCGGCGGACGCAGCTTCCGACTCGCGGTCGCGTGCGCGAGACCATAGGCCCGCTTCGTCGAGGGGTTCAATGCCGTAGCCGCCGTTCTCCAAATCATTCAGGAGCTTCAGCTTCAGTTCGTCGAGTAGAGCGGACTGGTACAGCACCTCGTTGAACGTGAATATGTTGCTCGGTACCAGCAAGTCATCTTCCGGCAGCGTCGCAGAGAAGTCAGGAATGCTGATGCTTGGAACATCCGGCAGCACAATGCCAGTGAACGTGGGCGCAACTGGGAACGTGATGTCCGGAGCGCTTGGGATCACCGGGTCGCTGATAGCGGGCGCGACCGGGGGTGTCGGCAGAGCGCCGCTGGGTGCGTCTGGAATCGTCAGGATCGGTGCGGCCTTGTCAAAGTCAGGTACCACCACGTCAGGTAGCGTGGAGATGAGAGAGTCAACAAAGGTCGGAAGAATGGCGGCAATCGTAGGAATAGCCGGAGGCACTGGGCGGAACCCAAACAGGGTAGCCGCCACGCCGCCGTCGCCGTTGCTCACGTAGTTGGTTTCTGGCAGACCATCAATGTTGATGCTGTCCGCCGAGGCAAGGCTCGATAGTGCATCGAGAAATACCTGCGCCTGCGCGACGGCGCCAACCGCAAAGTCGTGCTGCTCATTGATGATGTCTTGGACGCCCATTGAATTACCTCTCGTGAACCAGTATTATACCCTAAAACACCCGGCGTCGCAGAACATCTGGACGCAGGATCAGGCTGTTGATTGCAAAGTCCGAGCCATCTACGTTCTCGTATCCGAACTGCCAGTAGGTCGATTTCGGACCCTTGCCGATCTGCACTCGGCGCTGTTGAATCTCGGTGTTGCCGTTGTCCGGCAACAGATACTCGCGGGTGCCCTGACCCTGCGTAGCAGTCGTGAACTTGCTGTATCCGTCCGAGCGGTACCCGATATAGATTCGCGGGATGCGCTTGTTGAAGCTGGTGCCGTAAGCCAAATTGCCCCATAGCACTCTCGCGGCGATCTCGTCGCCGTCGTCCGTTGTGCTGGCGTCAAGCACGCGAATGCCGGTCGGGCCAGCCGCGAGCATGCGCCCGCCGAAGTTGGCAAAGCTGTTGAAGTTGAAGTTGGTGTACTCAGTAAGCGGACCTTTGCGCATATTGAGCGCCCAGATGCGGTACTCGCCTAGTTCGGCTTGGTAGCCAGTGGCGACGAGTTGCAGCATCGGCAGAGTCATGCCGGCCACGTACTCGATCGTGCCGTGCTCGCTCGCGAAAAGTGTCAGGCTCGGCAGTATGATGTTGACCACACCAGCGGTGCCAACGAGGCCGGAACTGGCAAGGCGCATACGAGGGAGCACCAGATTCATCGTGCCGAGAGCGCCCGAGATGCCGGTGGCGCTCAAGCCAAACAGAGGCAGCGTGTTGCTGGCGAGGTATAGTCCCGGCGCTGACGACTGTGCGTCCAGCGTCAGCATCGGTAGCGTCAGGATAGCCGATCCTACCGCGCCGACTGCGCCCTCGGACAGCAACGTAAACATCGGCAGTGTGTTGCGCGCTGCGATGTCGTCGTTGGATAGCAGCGTCAACATCGGAAGCACGATGCCAATGGCGCCTGAGTTGGCTACTCCGCCAAGTGCATCGAGCGTGATGCGAGGAAGATCAATATCGGCGGTGGCAAACGATCCGATCGGATGACCTTCGCTGACGAGCGTAAACATCGGAAGCGTTACAAACGCAGCATCAAGCACGGTAGCAAATGCGTCCATAGTCTGCACAGGAATGTGCAGACTTGCTGTTCCTACCGCGCCTACTATGCCATCAGATGCCAATGTCAGCATCGGCATAGTAATGTCCACGTTCGGGCCGTATGGGGCATCGAACGGAGTAAAGTCATTGTCGCTGGGGAATATGGCTTCGTCGCCTATGTGCCCCTCGTCTATGTGGCCGGAAAAGCCGAGAATTATTGGGACGCCCCAGCGAAAGACGCCATCTGAAACGGTGACCGATACTGCGGACGACTCGAAGTCAACCAGCGTTCCATTGAAGTGCAACGAATATCTGTCATTTATGTGGTCGTACTGGATGGCGATGTGGTTCCACTGTGTGGCAGCAAAATCAGCATTGCCCTCAGTGACCTTGTCGAGTATGTCAAATGAAGTGCCATCTGTTCCAACGCTCCATGTGAGAACAGGTATTTCATCGACCTCGGCAATGCAGACTTGTACTGCGTCGCCATTTGTACTCGAAGCAAACGCGAACAGCCGGCGAGTGGCGGCGGAGAGTGGAACTGCATCGTCGTACCTGTACCAAAAGTCAACTACCCAGCTATCCGGCCCGAGAGTGTCAACGTCGGTAGATTCGATATAATTCGACCCGTCCAGCAACAACGAGGCGCTGCCGAATTTGCTCTGAGCGGTATCTAGTTCCGCGCCGTTGTTTGTCCACACGTATCCAGCGGAACCGGTGTCCGGATACGTAGTGGACGCGTCGGTGCCATCAAGGTGCAGAATTGATAGGTCGGCCATTTTGTCTACCTATGAGGCAAAATTAAAGGCCCGCAGGAGTAACCTGCGCCACTCGTGCGGGCCGGCTTGCGTAGCACTATTACGCCGCAGGTTGGGTAACAGTGAAGGCGGTGATGGTCTGAACAGCCGCAGTCACGATCGCTGTCGAAGTCAGGTTCATGTTCGCACCGGAAGTACCGACGTTACCGTCGAGGCGCATGAGAACTTTGTTCGTTGCATCGGACGCACCAGCATCAGCTACGGTGCCCATCAGACGGAACCAGCCGGCTGTCGCAGTTGCGACGGCGGCGCCGGACCACGTTTGCGTGGAGTCTTTGACGAGCGAACCATCAGTCGAGACACCGAACTTCAGGCCATTGACGTTGTTGACGCCGGAAGCCATGTTGGTATCGGTCTTCGTGATGGTCGTGACTGTCGAGGCAACAACCCAACCGTTCGGCAGAGTACCTTGACCGGGAAGCGCAGTGATCGTGATAACGTCAACTGTGCCACCGACGTTGGACGCCTTGAAGAGCTTGTTCTTCGGGTTTGCATTGATCTTCGCAACAACGTCGGTCGCGGTTTGAATCAACGACGTGTTAAAAGGCGTCGAACTGCCCATGATTTCGATGCTGTTGACGGTAAGCGTGTCCACGGAACCTGACGCGCCGCCAGTCAAATCGACGGAACCGGACGACTGAACCTCGGCAGTGAATGCGCCTTGGTTATCTGTGATAGTGACGAGCAGTGTACCAGCTTCAGCATCGTCGGCAAGAGTAGGCTGGGAGCCGGTGAAAATCTTGATGCGGCCACCTGAGAACGCGCCCTCGAAAGAGCCGCCTTCAAGAAGGAAGTTACGCAGAGCGGTGGAAAGACGAAGTGCCATGATGAATCTCCTTTAAGATATGTTCTGGGGTTAATCTCGTAGTGCTGCAACGTACTGAACTGTTCCCTTGTGCCGACGAATCATGCCTGCCCCCTTCGTCGCGGTCGGAATTGCAAACCGATCCTGCGTGATGTTTGTAATCTGTCCGCCGTCACGGGCCACGCAAATGCCCTGCGTCGTAGTAAAAACTGCAACTGGTCCATTGCCCTTGCCATCGGAAATCATGTCGGCGGTACAGTAGTCTGTTGTGCCGAGTATCGCGCCATAGCTCAGGGCGTCATTGAACTCCCATTTTTCTGGGATGCTGCCCGAAAGCCAGAACAGGGCATCAGATGTACTCAAGTATACACCGTCGTTCATGGGCTCCACAAGGGTAATGTCTCCGGCAAACGGGTAGTTCTTGCGGAGATCGAATAGCTCATAGGCAAGCGGCTCGGAGTAGAACAGCACGGACCCCGAGGCCACCAAGGACCGGCCATTGAACGCGCGTACGATCTGGCCGGCTGGAGGCGGGCCGAAGAACTGGGTGCTCAGGGCCACGGTCTGCTTGACCGGCGCGACCAAGTTGAAGGTCGTCTGCGCGTTCGGGATCGTGCCTGCGTGGTACAGGGTCTCGGAATTAGTGTCCGTAGCCCAGACCAGCTTAGCGAAAACGCTGGGGTCGTATGACACCGGTAGGTCGGTCAGGGCCATACCACCCTCGGTAACTTCAAAGCCCTCGGCGCGGGGGGTTCCGGACTGTTGGCCGTCATTGCGAATGAAGGTCACGGCATATTGGTATCTGCCGGCCCGTAGGGTGCCTCCCATCGACGCAGCGTTGCCTTGGGCCATTGGGGTAGCCAAGCCCCACGTGCGTGCCTCTCCGGCCTGCACAACGCCCGTTTGGAGGCCGTTCGACCAGCCCACGTAGCTGCCCATAACCGCGTATGAAATGTCGCGGAGCGGGATCAGGTCGGTTCTGAGCGTGTCGAAGGTGAAGTCCGGGAAGACGCGGATCAAGTCGGTGCCATTGCGGGAGGCGAGGCACATGCCGGCGCCGACGAATATCGAACGGATGTCGCCTGACACCACTGGCGCACTGAATCCGGGACGGAGGGAGATTTCGAGGCTGTCGTCGATGTCCACGTTCGTAGCAACGACGAGGTCTTCGAGGCCCAGACGCTCAGCCGGGACCACATTGCGGAGCCCGGCGAATTCGCTGTGTTCGTAAACGCCCTCGTTTGGGTTAGTAATTGCCACGGTCCCACGCTCCGCGTACCCAGCCGCCGAAACGGAAGCGCGCTGGACCAAGGGTCATCTTCATGAAGTCGTTACGGGCTTCTCTGCACTGGCGGTCGAATTCTTGAAGGTAGCCAGCGCCGAGGCGAGCCGCAGCGGCGTCCACGTTCGGAGTGGTCAGCGCCTTGCCGGCTGCGTACATGCAGAGCAGTTCGTGGTACTCAGCCTCGATCTCGCATTCGGCAGACGGGGTAGACACGGTAAGCTGCACGATGGGCAAGTGAGACACGCGCATCTGAGCGACGAGGCCGTTCTCCGTTATACTAGGAGTCGCGCGGAAACGTATAACGCGCGTCTGCACATCGACCGCGTACCAGTTGGGGCGACCCGGAGTCTCGATGTATGGAGAGTTGATGTCGAAGAAATCTTGGTTCGGGTAGGAGAACACGCGCGAAGTGATGTCTTCGAAGCTGATGTTGCGAAGATGCAGATCGGAGTCGGATAGATTAACCGACAGCACTCGGAGAACACGCGAGTGCAGATCATAGTCCTTCACGCCGGTCGCCAGCGTCACACCTGTGAACGCGGCCTTTGCCACCGTGTATCGCGAGTTGAGACGCCACGTCTTGCGAGCGAACTCGTCGGCGCCCCTGTTGAGAAAAGTGACAAGAGATGCGTCCGAGAAGAGGTCATCGGGGACGCCGGCAAGCAATTCGGCGCGGTCGTCCAGATAAACTTTCGCGGTGTGTTCCAGCATCTCTTGCAGGTTCATGTTACACCTCGTTGCTGTTCAGGTCTTCAAATGTCTGCACGCGCTTGCCGTCGCTGTCGATCGCCTTGCCGAGTTTCTGGTAAGGGAAGCGGCGAACCTTGCGGGTAACGGAGCCGTTCGGCATGCCGGTGGCGCTATCCACTGTCGTGATCGCCTTGTCAAGAATTGCGTGGTCGAGCACACCGAGAACTTCGAGCGGCACTTCCACTACGCGGCCACGCGTGATCTGGTATACGCGGCCATTCACGCCGACAGGCACGAATGAAAGCTCGGTCGCGTCATTGCCTTCATCAACGATGATGGCCCAGCGCTCTTTGCTAGATGCGCGAGACGCATTGGCTCCCGGAATAACAAGTTCCGGTGCTTCTTGGGCGGAAAAATTTGCCGCCGTCAGTTCTTCGATGATCTTGGTCAGGCGCGCGATCTCTACGTTTTGTGCCTCGACCAACTTAACTTCCAACCCACCGCTAACTGCTGTTTCCATAACCCCCTCCTGTGTTGGTTAGTATTTCGAACGCGCGATCGGCGCTTCTGATGCCTCGCTGAATGCGTCGTCGTATTCTTCGGACTTGCTCACGATCGCCGGTAGTTTTTCTTTGAGCAACTTCAACAGTGCTCCGGTCGATGAGGCCACGATAACCTCCGGGGCCGGTGAGGACATGTACGTGCTGCCTTTCTTTGCGTTGTTCTTCTTGACTTTCTCTTCTGCCTCGACATCCTTCAGCTTGATGACGAAGCCGTTGTCTGCCATGCAGATTGTGCAGATTTCGTTCTCGCCGTAGAGGCCCATGACACTCTCCTTAAAGACGGAGTGGTCCCTACCTTTCGGCGAGGACCACCCCTTCTAGGTTACGCCCACGCGATCCAGTGTGCTTGCACGCTGGTTGCGATCAGCGCAGCCGGGATGCTGACGCCCGTGAACTTCTCACCCGCGAGGTTCAGACGCGAGTTGTCGGTAGCTTCGGAGGCTTCGGTAAGCGGCAGGCCAACGCTGGTTGTACCAACGACGCCCTTCGCTGTCTCGTACACAGTCCATGTGCTGACGGTGCCGGAATCGAAGTCTTTGATCATGCTCGGCATGCCGGATGTTTCGAGGGTCAGAGCGCCGTCATTGGCTGTCTTCCAGCCGTTGGCGTCAGCCATTCCGTCGAACACTTCGTACGAAATCTCGGTGCCGCTGGCGTCGATGATCTTGAAGTAGCGCGGCTTGAAGCCGAGGTTCAGGATGGACTTCTTCACGGTGCCGGTATCTTTGAACGAACCGGACGCGAAGTAGACCACCGGGATTGCGTTGTGGTTTGCTGAGGTAATAGCCATTGCATGTTCTCCTTGGTGATGGTTTCGTCAGAACCGGGGGCCGAAGCCCCCTAGTTTACTGATTAGTTCGTCGCAGCCACTTCACCGCGAACGAGCCAGAGGTCGTTCAGGATGACGGTAGTTTGCATTGTCTTCCAGCCGGCTGTGCCTTTTTGGGCCAGCGGGTCGCCGATCACGGCTTTCGGATTCACGATCATGATCGACAGGCTGTCCTTGCCCTTCAACGGAACGATCGCGTACGCGTCTTGCGAGATGTACAGGATCGGGTACACGTCGGCGTTGGTGCCGGTTGTCGAGACCATTGTGCTGGTCAAGCCACCCGCATCAGCGAAGGCAGTGAAGATTGTGCTGCGAAGGTAACGAACGTCTTCGACGGAGCCGATCTCGTTCTGGTACGGAGTCACGGTACCGTACTGCTTCGTGTTGATGAAGCCATCCATGTTGCGGATGTCGGTTTCGCAGTCCGTGTGGCAAAGCGCGATGAAGGCCGCTTCGATCGGTTCAGTGCGGAAATTCGGAGTCGAGGCAACTTGCGTTGTCACGAGCTTGGCGTTCTGGCGCTTCAGCGCCCGCGTGATACGACGTTGCAGGTCCAGCGTGACCGGCGTGTTCACGTCGGTACGGGCAGAACCGTTCGCGTAGAAGACGTTGGTGCCGGCCTTGATCACGTTCCAGCGCAGGGTCTCGACGGTCTGAGCAGCTTGCTCGCCCAGAATGTCGGTAACTTGCTGGAGATACGGGTCTTCGTGCGTGTCGCCAATAACGTCGGACCACGGAATGAAGTCGCCGTATTGTTCGAGTGTGGCTGTGACATCGGTCACGAACGCTTTCTTACCAGCAGGCGTCACACCCTCGACGAGCGGTGTCAGCGCGAGAGGCAGCGCGTTGTAGCGGCGGAACTTCGCAACTTTCGTCACGTTGTTCGGCATCACGTATGTCTGACCGAACTTTTCCAGCACGAGGACCGGAAGGCCGCGAGTCAGCATCTTCACCACCGCGTGGGCGGCGGTACGGGGCGAAATATCACCGTAAACTTGTGTGGTTGACATGCTTGTTTCTCCTATTGGATGATGAAATTATTACGTGACGCTTACGCTTTTTCGAGCAAGACCGAGACCTTGAAGGAACCGGTCGTGTGGTCGGTTGTTCCGCCTGCGTACTTGAACACAATCGACGCGCCGGCCACACTCTTCGTGTCGCCAGTTGTCGTTTGCGGCAGCGGAGTTGATCCCCATGCTGAGCCTGCGGCAGCGATAGCCTCGATGCTCGCGTTCGGGATTGTCGTCCACACAGTTGTGGCGTCGGTCAGGGTAATGGTACGATCACCACCGGCCCCGAAGTTTGTGCCACCACCTTGCATCTTGATGTCGCGAACACGATACTGGTCGGTTCGCTTGGCTGGTGCGAGAACTGTTACGCTCTTCGCGCCATCCAACGTCGCAGCGCTGAGTACAACGTCAACCCAGAACGGCGTGCCGTCGATAACGTCACGCATCGCTTCTTTGATGTTGTTGTTCAGTTGCTGGCGGTTGATGACTGATTTGGAAATCGCCATTACGTTTCTCCTTGTCGGTTACTTCTTGCTCGCTAACGCCATCGCCTCATCCCAGCCGGCGTCGAAGTTGTTCTTATCGACACCCTTGTCTTGGACTTGACTGCGCTGCGAATCCACCGGAGCCAGAGCCGCGACCTTTTTTGGGTCGGGTTCGGACTTCTTTGTCGTGGGAGCAGTAGTAACGTCATCCGCCTTTGGGGTAACAATTCCACTTGCATCCTTGAAACGCTGAACTAAGTCATTGACTTCTTCAGCAGTACCGCCAGTATAAACCTCTTTCAGTGCTTTCTGCAAGTACGCTGGTTGGGTGTTGATCCACGGTTCCAATTTCGGATGCACGTCGTCGAAGTCCGGATGGGCCGTGCGGATGTCGTTGAAGTGCTGCGTTTCCTGCATTTCCTTCTGGCTTTGCGCGATCGGCGCGATGTCACCGTAGATGTGTTTCAGCACGGCCTTCATCGCTTCGCCCTGCGCCGTATCCGCCAGCGCGGAGTTCTTCTTGAATTCCAACTCGAACAGACGGGCGATGTCTTTCCATTCGCCCTTCAGCGCGTCGAGTTCCGTCACTTCTTCGGCAGACAACTGGCGAGCAGCAGCATCTGCGGCTGCATCAGCAGCGGTCTTCTCGTCGGCGGCTTTCTTCGCTGCGGCATCTTCAGCGGCCTTGGTCTGCGCCTCGATGATTGCCTTCGCGGTCACGGCGGCAATCGCAGCCGGCGTGTTCGCAGCAGCCTCGTCGGCCTTGCGCTTCGCTTCCGCATCATCCGCAGCCTTCTTCGCAGCAGCTTCGGAATCCTCGCGGGCTTTGGTCTGCTCCGCAGTTTCCGACGCTCGGGCTGCGTCAGCAGCGGCCTTGTCGGCAGCAGCTTTTGTCGCAGCGGCTGCGTCAGAAGCGGCCTTCTCGTCGGCGGCTTTCTTCGCGGCATCAGCCGCAGCATCGACTACCGGTTCTTCCTTCTTGGCTGGCGCCGTGTCAAGACTGGTACCAGCTACCGCCTCGTTGAATGCAGCCGCGAATGCGTCGTCGCCGTCGTCAACCGACAGCCCCTCGTTTACTGTGGTCATGTTCTATCCCCCTGTTGTGTTTTCGTGATCACGGGATTGGGATTCAGAATCGACTTCACGATCCCTTCCCATGCCGTGTACTGCTGTTGGTATTTAACCAACTCTTCCATCCCACTCGCTCGCTGCCACTGATGCAGAGCCGCCGCCTGTTTCATCCTTGCGTACTGAATAACGGCTCTGAGTTCTGCCGAGTCCCGAGCTTGATTCAGGACTCGCAGTACCTCAGCTTCCTCCGGTCGTAGTTCCTGTCGCTGGTTCGTTTGCGGCGCTGATTGCATTTGTGAGCCCCTCCAAAATAGTCTTCACTGTGTCATTCGTTGCGGACGAGTCGGCCTTGTTCGCGAGCGCCACGTTCTTCAGCGCCTGTGTCAGCACATTCTTGATGTCCGCTTGCGCCTTCGCTGTTGCCAGAGCTTGTATTTGCGCGAGGTTCTGCGCCTGCGCTTCAATCTTCTTGTTGGCCGAAACTTCGTCGTCCAGAATATCTTCCGGTAGATCGCGCGCCTTCATGCGCTCGACGAGCAGTTTGCGGCTGTTGATGTGCGGTCTTTCATCTTCCGACAACGAAACACGGAACGCGTCGAGCGATTGCGCGCGGACTTCTTTCGCGACCAGCGAGGTCGATCCTCGCGAGATCACGGAGAAGTCGCCCTTCGCTTCCTCATCGGTGCCGAACTCCATATTCCAGTTGTATTGCGAGCCAATCACAGACTCGGTGAACATGTCGAAGTTGCGAACGGTGTCGCGAATCGGCAGGGCAGCAGCGCCAAGGAACATCGACGCTCCGCCTTGAGTGCGCAGCGCTTCCGATCCGCCCTGTCCCACGTCGCCAAGTGCGGGCGGAGGAAGCGCGGTTTCGGTGTCGGCGAAGTTCATGAACAACTCGATGATCGTGACGAGTTCAGGGATGTGGCTATCCACCTTGATCTCGCGAATGGCCGGGGCTTGACTCTCCGAACCAGTCAGGCCATCGCGATAGAAAATCTTGAACGCGTGAACGTCCATGCTCTGTCCAGCGAGCAGCAACTCGTGGTTCGCTTCGAGGATCGGCCCGCACGACACGCTCGCGTTGTCGAGCAGCATGCGAGTCGCTTCGCAGACGCCCATCTGGCTGTCGCGCATGATCGCGGGCAGGCCAATACCGAGGATGCTGATGTCGTCTTCCTCGTAGATGAACGTGTGGTTTGGTCGAATCTTCACCTCGAACGGGTTGATGATCGCCTTGATCACGACGCTGTCAAGCGTCCAGACATTCGCCTCGAACTGCGACGACAAGCGATCGTCAGCGATCTCCACGCCACACGCCTTGAGTTCGTGGCCGTCAACGAAGCCCCAGTATTCGAGCAACTCGTACTTGCGCCCGCTCAGGTCCGTGACGTTCTTGCGGTCGCCAGTAACTCGCAGCGACTGCTCCCACCATCTCTCCTTGTAGTTGCCACCGATGTTGTTCTTCAGCCAGTTCTTGATCGCGTCACCCATGAAGTCGGGGCGCGATGCTAGGTCGGTGACTTGCGAGCGCGACATGATGTGGCGTTCGAAGTCGCCGTCTTTCTGTTCGAGGGTCTTCGCGGATAGGTCCGGGTAGTGATTCCACACGGGGACGACTTCGAAGTACGGCTGGAGCTTCTGTGCCTCGAACGCAATGTAGCGCCCAGTAATTGTGTCGCGCTTCCACGACCGAGTCTTCGCGGTCTTGATCAGTGGACCCTTCAGGACGCCGGCTGAGTACAGCACGGCGGAGAACACGACGCGCTTGCAGAGCGAAATATAACTGATCTCGTCAAGCTGATCCTCCATGATTTTTTCCATCTTCGCGCACTTCTTGGTCGCGAATTCCGCGATAGCGCGCTCGATCACTTCGCTCGGAAGCTCCGTGCCCTCCGGCAGTCCATTTTGCAGCGTATCGAGAACGGACTGCGTGTCTTCCTGACTCAGATCGGGAATCGGCGATGGACGAATTCCCCAATTTTTCTCTGTCTGCGGGAACATCATTTCCATCAGCCGTGCAACCGTCCCAATCACCTTCGTGCGCGTCACCTTCGGGTAAGCGCGCGACTGGTCGGCAGGAATGCGACCGTCGATGTCCGGATCGTAGATACCTCGGAACTGGCGCAGGTTGCGCAGCCACTGTTCCTCGATCACGCGCCGGTCGCCGCTGTAAGTCTCAAACAGCGCGTTCATTCTGACGCCAAACGTCTTCATCGCGTGCTCGTTCATGACCGGCGTTGCTGCATCTGCCATCGTTATCTCCTTGTGTAACCGCCGCGACTACGCTGCTGCGCCGCGATTAGTTTCTTGCGTTCCGCTTCGCCATCGGCCTCGTCAACGCCGAGTTCGAAATACATGTCACCGTACTGACTAGCCTCGCAAATGTGCGAGAAGATGTTCTTGAGGGGGGCGTCCGACGCAATTCCTTTGCGGCTGATCGGATAATGATACCCGCCTTTGAGCCCTCTCTTCAAGTACGAGCATCGCGGGTCTATGAGATACGACGGCCCCATCTCCGTGTTCATCACGAGAAACGAGTCAGTCGCACCAACGCGCTTGATCGCGTTGTTTGTCATCGCGAACTTGATCTTCTTGAACCCGGCACCCGTGAAAATCGTCTTGCACGTCGCCTCATCATTCTGCGACCGGTTGCCACCGCTGGGGTCGCCAGTGATGAAATACCTGAACCCCTCGTACTTGCTGCGGAGCAACGGCTTCAGGCGCTCCTTGATGCAGCGCTGGAGCCCCATGTTCTCCGTCACGATCTCATCGAGCGTGAGCACTCGCCCGAACGCGTCCTGCTGCTTGAACGTCATCGCGGGCGTCATCCCGAAGTCCGCGCTGATCACGAGCAGCCTATTCGGATCGGGCCGCAGGTATTCCTTCGCGATGTGCCGCTCCGGGTCAAACATTGGGTGCACCGGTTTGCCGGACTTCGACGTGCCGTACTCACCCTTCACGTACATCTTAATGAACTCGTTCGTCTTGTTCTTAGCGAGGTTCACGTAGTACCCCGGCGCCAAGTGGTCGAGGTTCTCAGCCAATTCCGAGAGCCCGCTCGGCTGCTTCCACCCGTGCCAGCCGTTGTCTTCGCACGGTTTGCCATCGACATCCAGCCCTTCGAGGTTGTTGTACCAATACGAGTCTTCCTCGGGAGGGTTCGTGTCCGCCCAGATGCCAGCCCACGACGGGCCATCGCCGGCCTCGCGCCGCGACGGGTAACGGTCAATACGACCGTCAAGCGCATCCATGATGATCGCGGGAATCTCGCGGCACTCGTTGATCCAAGCGCCGGTCAATTCGAGCGAGAGCAGATTCTTAACGTCTGCTTCGTCGTCCAACGCCCGAAAAATCACCTCCGCCCGTACATCCCCCATTGTTATGTAGTAAGTCTTCCCGGTCTCCTTCCAGTGGCCGATCGTCCCGTCAGGGAACCACTCGAACCACGTCTTCATCGTCGTGTCGCGCAACTGCGGCATCGTGTTGCGCACAATCGCCCAGCGGCTGCGGCGGAACCCATCGCGCCCGCGCTTCTGCATCATCGCCCGGCGAGTGATCTCGATCACACACCCCGACGACTTCCCGCTACCGAACGGCCCCATGATCACGCGACGACGTGCGTCGCTCTGCATGAACCCGCTGACGGTGCGCGGCGCGATGTAATTCAGGTGATCCATTACGCCGGAATCCAGATCGCGTTGAGTCCGAGCGCCGATCCGACATCCTTGAACCTGTGCTTCGTGGCGCGCCAGTCGCATCCGGGACGGTACGACTGGTTGTACACCCAGTTCCACAACTGCGCGGTCCACTTGAAGTTGAACTTCTTCGCCGCCGTGCGCCAGCCAGTGGTGTCAACATACGGCCCGAGGCCAATTACGTCGTACACATACACCCCGGTGCGCCAGTCGTTCTCGAACTGCTCGATCAGCCAAAAGTGTCTCACGGCTTCATCCCCCATGTTGGCGCCAGAGGATAACTCATCTGGCAGTCGCAGTGCACCACCCACGGCGCATTAACCACTCTGCATCTCGGGCACTCCCAACCCTGCCTCGCCGGCTGTTCCGTATTGCCACCACGAGGCCGGTAACACATGCAAACCCCACTGGCCGTGCAAGCAGCGCAACTCATCACTCGCCCTCCTGATCAATGACTGCAACCGACTTCTGGGCAACGGTGCTCAACGTCACGGGCGCAGCCCCACCCACGAACGTGACGTTGAGCGCGAAGCTGCCTCCGCCCTTGCCTCCCCCAGCATTATCATCCTTCGGCTCATACCCCGCGACCTTCGCGGTCCACTTGATCAGGTCGGCGCGAACCGACGCGGGGACTTCCGGGTCGGTCGCGATCTGGTACGAGTGCGTGAGCAAGTCCTCAGCCTGAATTTTCGCCTTGAGCTTGAATCCGATCCCCGAGGTCTTTATCTCATCCTTGTACGCGACGACCGTCCGCTTGAACGCTGGATCGTTCGACAGCGCGACAGCGGCATCTTCTTCGTAGCCGTAACGCCGATACGTCTCACCCGGTTCGTCGATGTCGAGCGCGATCTCGTAGGCTAGTCGCGGGTCGAAGCTCATCTCGCCTACCGAGCGTGCCTTGTAGCCCGGAGGTAGTCGATCTGACTGTCTCACATCTTCGCGACCGGGAAGCGTGGTCTGGATGCGCGTGCCGTCGCGGGCCACGTCGATCACTTCCCGGATCGTCGGTAGCGCGCGAGCCTGTGTCGCTGTCGGCGCCGTGGGCAGCTTCGCCGCGAGGTAAGCCGGGGCGTCGGCCAGTGCGATATTGATCAGTTCGGCGTTGTCCATGCGCCCACTATACAGGGGGGCCGGGAGGCTGTCAAGTCTTTGTGCTGTCAAGCTGTTTACACGTTAGGCACTAACCCGGATAGCGCCCAAAATTTTGGGCAGTGCTCCTGTTCGACTGTCAAACGGTGTACATCCCCCTAAAATTGCCCGGTCGTATACGCGATTTGGAGTACACGGCGGGAGGGGCGCGCAGGATTGCCCCCAAGCCCCCCGTCTGACAGTGAAAAAGGATGCTTATTTCACAGCGACACAGTCTGACTGTCTGACAGTGGCGCTGTCATACACCCGGCGCCCGTCATACAGCGGCAATGCGAGGCAATCACGCTGTTACACTGTCAGACGCCATAGCTAGTAACGATTTGGCGCTTGCTAGTAGCATTGCTAGGCCATGACGCCATGTCATACGCTGCACACCATGCACATGTAGTAGATAGTAGATAGATAGTAAGAATAGAAGAGAGAAACAGGAGAGCTTCGCGTGAGAGAAAATCTGTGAGACTGTATGACAGCGGCGAGCAAATTTGCACGCGAAAAGATGCGATGCCCTCGTTTTTCCGCTGCCTTTCTTACTAGCAACGCATATCACAGCCTGACAGTCTGACAGGGTGACGATCACGCCGCGCGCATCGCAGCAATGCAACTAGCAAGCGGCCTTTCGCTTACTGTCCACGCTATGTGTGCTATAATGAGCGCTTCACAATCACATAGGAGGATTAAATGCCGCATAACGACGGTTCGCTCACGCAACAGGAGCAAATTGCAGCATGGCGAGCAGGTGGAAAGCAGGGTCCGCACCCGTGCCCGCCAGCGAAAACGCCTGAGCAGCGCAGGGTCCGCGCCGAGATTGACGCGCTACTGAAGCAGTTGAAGCGGGGCAAATACGCACCTCGTGTGCTGTCTGACAGCGAGATAGCCGACCGGGCCGAGGTCAAGCGCCTTCGTCGGGCCGCTGTCATACAGTCGGGCGTGCAACGGGTGCGCAGCGGTCCAACGAAGCAGCAGATAGCCGAGTCGTGGCTGGCGCGCGGGCGACCGGCTGATGAGCCCGTGCCCGACCTAGTCCAGCAGCAGCAAGCGGCCAAGGTGCGGTGGAATAACAAGCGACTCATCGAGGCCGCACTGCGCAAGCTGGAGCGCAGCACAGCGCCACAGGTGGCGGCGCAGGCACCGCTCCGGGGGCGTCCGGACCTACCGCTCGACAGTGTCGCAGGCGCGCGGCTGCAAGTCTGGTTTGCCGTCTGGGATGGGTGTGTGGTGCCGGCAGAGTTTGACGACGAGCCCGTGCGGTATGGCGTGGTGACGCGGGTGGATTGGCAGCGCGTGCCAGTGCTGGGTGTTGGGCGCTGGGGCAGCAAATAGATCGCCGGGGAATCAGGGAGTTGTGCAATTAGTTGGGCTGGGGTGTTGACAGGGTCCGGGGCGATCTGGTAGTGTCCGTCCCGCACTGCGATGGAACGGCACCCGACCGGCTCGGGGATGGATAGGAGGGTAAGACGATGAGCAAGAAGCACAAGTGGGAAAGAGAAGCGCCGAAGGATGCAGCAGCCGAGGCGCGAGTCACACGGCGCGAATGGTTCGCGGAGCGGCGCGTTGTCTGGAATCTGATCAACGCGCTGATCGCTGAGGGTTGGGTGATTCCTGCGGTGGATGATGGCGAGGAAGTTGTGAAAGTGGACAACGATCCGACCGCAGCGCTTAATGCGGTGTTCGCTGTAGACGAGGCGCATATCATCGTGCGCAGCGCCAGCAATCAGCGTGCCGGGAATATTTTTATCGTGCTCGGCAATAGCGCGGAGGAAGTCGTTTGCGACTGGGGCTGGAAGGATAATGCAGTGGGCCAGAGGTTCGACAGGTTTGTCGAGTCGTTCGACGCTGAGCAGTACGCGCGATAGCACCCGGTGCGCACTGGCAACAGTGCGCACCGAGGGCGACTTGCCCGGCACACAGGAGCACAGCACCATGATTAGCGTTTATTCATCACAGGGGAAGCGATGGGGCAAAAAGCGCGTGCCCGATTGCGAGTGCAGCTACAATTTCACGTGCCGCACGTGCCTAGTCGCTGGGCTGCAAGAGGGCATGCCGCAGCGGCCACCGAAACAACTGACAGAGCAACCACACAGGGGGCAATCATGAGACGCAATCTAGCAAATCACGCAGGGGTCCACCGCGCGAATTGGATGATTCAATTTGAAGGCCATGTGGGCATAGCAGATCGCAAGCTCGCGATCTACAAGCCGGGCGACTTCTGGGACAGCGCCACGCACGCGTTCAACACCGGGAAGACTCCGGGCGACGCGGCCAAGGCGTACGTGGAGTCCCACAGTTAGGGCTTGACACTGGAAACGGATTCGACTAGAGTCCGTTTCCGGGGCGACTTGCCCTCAACTGAACAGGAGCACAGCACCATGAAAACCATCATCGTACAGCGCGTGATCAACGGGAAGCCCGCAGACATCAAGCTCACGCTCGAAGACGCGTCACCCGAGAATGTCGCGCTGATCATCGAGCACATCCGCCGCATGGAGGGGGGCGAGTAAGCCCGAGTCCTCTGCATGCGTCTGGGCGACCGGGCGCATGCGGGCCGACTTGGCCGACACTGACAGGAGCACAGCAATCATGGCACACATCAACGGCTCAGGAATTCAGCAGCACAGCGACGGCGGGCATCTGCCCTACGTGGTGTACATGCTCGGGGAGTACACCGACCACGGCGCGCTGGTGAAAGAACGCATAATCGTATCGCTGGCCGGCGAGCCTCTGACCGAGGCCGCGACTTGGCGCGAGGGCCACGCACTGGCGCTCGAATTCAAACGCCGCGACGTGCGCGACAGCGTGACAGCGCGATTCATCCGGGCTGACTGGGCCGACGCTGTAGCGCACCTCGTGGATCACCCGGCGCTCATAGCGGACGCGCAGCGCGAACGCAACGACCACCTCATGATGTACGGCGACGCGAATCATGTGCCGCTGACCGGGCAGGACATGCTCGCGTGGAAGCGGGCCGAGGCTCGAAAGTTTGAAGAGACCGAAGCCGCCTATCAGGCGCGCGAAGCGGAGATGGCAGCGGCCCGAGAAGAGTTCTACGCTTCGGCAGAGGAACAAGGCAGCGAGGCGCTGGACGAGCTACGCGGGCGTGAACTTGCGCGCCGGGCTCTGGGCATCATCGAGTAACGCGAATCGCACTACAGCCGCGTGACAGGCGGCTGAGTGGGCGACTTGCCCGAGTTGATAGGAGGTTAGCACCATGAACTTGCAACTTGTACCAGCCGCAGCCGTCACCGTGCGCATCAAGTGCGTGCGCTGTCACGGCACCAGCTTCGTGGGTAAGGGTGGGCACAAAGTGTACGCCGACCTTGACGGTGTGCCGTTCGTGGATTACTACTGCGAGCCGTGCCGCGCACACATTCTCGTTACCAGTGGCGGACGCGAGGGCATTTGCGCCGACGCGCTGCGCTACGGGCGGGAGCCGCTGAAGCTCGGCAGCACCATGATCGAGGTGCGCATTGGCGAGCGCTCGCCGCTGCTCACCCAGTCCTTCGAAACTTTCAACAGGGGGCAAGCATGAAAGACTGGAGCGTGCACAAATCCGAGGTGCCGTTGTTTGCTATCAGCACATCGCACAAGTGCGGGTGGCGGGCGTTCTACGTGTCTGTCAGGGTGCAGACCGCAGGCGCTAACGAGTGGCACCAGCGCCAAGTGTTTCATCTTGGCATTGACCCGACCGCATCGCGGCCCAGCATTTTTGGGGCCGTGCAGTGGCACAGGCGCGGCTTTAGTTGGCGCGTGCCAATCAAGCTGATTAGCTGGCGCATGGTCATGCGCTTCCCGTTCCTGCGCCGCCTGTACGTGTGGCAGGGGCACATGCTGTTTAAACTAGACGGGAGGTTCTGACCGGGGGCTTGACACTGCCAGCGCATTCGTGCAGAGTGCGCTGGCGGGGCGACTTGCCCGAGTAGAAAGGGACCAACATGAAACGCAGAGCACACAAGGCACTATTGGCACGCATCCCGGCGATTGATCCGGCGCTGTACTTCCTGCGGCCCGCATTCCCGCTGACTAACCCGGTGCCGCAGGACTTGCCGGTCCACGTCAGCGTGGCGAACATGCACAGGGGGCGAGCATGAACATTTACAACCACTTCGACTACACCACGCAGGGACGCAGGCCGACAGCGGCGCAGATAGTCGCAGCATGGCGCAACGCTGGCAGGCCCGCGCAATTCTCGGTGCAGTACGGCGAGACCGAGGCCGAGTTTAACTACGGCTGGCGCGGCTGGGATGACTCGGGCAACGGTTGCCGAGGTGTTGACCGGCTCGCTGTGATCAAGGCTCTCGCCGGGCAGTCGCCGGCATGAGTGGGCAGCGCATGAGCGCCGAGGCACTGGCGCAGATGGATCACGTTTTTTATGGTGCGCTTCAGGTGATCAATCGACACAAGAAACCGGGAGAGGTGCACCATCCTATCCCGCTGCGGTACGTGACGCGGCCCGCTCACGTGCCGGAGGCAAGCAACGACGGGCTCAACGTAATCGAAGGGGGTCAACATGGCTCTTAGCGTTTGCAACGGTTGGCACATCCGGCACAGCAGCACAGCGCCACCGACCGGGCAGTGGCGCGCCACCCGGCACGGCGTGAGCATGTGCGCGGGCTCATACCACGCACTGGTCAACATGATCCAAGAGCGAAGCGCAGAGGAACGCGCAAGGCGTGGGCCAGCATGGGATGGAATGGCACCGCGAGGTGTCATTAAAACTCATGGCGTTTAAACGCCTCACAGCAGCACAGCGCCGCGCGCTGATGTACCTGCGGGCACTGGGCGAGATGTTGCCCAATCCGCAGGACGCCCGCTCGCTCAAGGTGCTCGCGAGGCGCGGGCTCGTGCGCTATCGCAAACGGGACGGCATCCGCTATGCCGTGTTGCGTGACGGGAACGCCGAGGCAGCGGAGAAGCGCAGACTAAAGCGCGCGACCCGGTACTTTGGCTGGACCGAATCAGGAGAAAGGGAACACCATGAAAGCGTATAGAACGGTCAGGGGTGCCACTCAGTACAAGCCAGCGCTCGAAGACGTGGAGGCCGCGATCCACGGCGACGAGATGACGGGCTTTTGTCTTGCGTGCGGTGACTCACAGGGTGGTGTCGAGCCCGACGCCCGCAAGTACAATTGCGAATCGTGCGGCGAGCCGAAAGTTTACGGCGCGGAGCAGTTGCTGCTGATGGGGCTCGTGCACTAAAAAGGCTTGACACTCGCAGCGCATTCGATTAGAGTGCGCTGCGGGGGCGACTTGCCCGATTACCTGACAGGGTGACAGCATGGGAACGAGAACAGCAGCAGCAACTAACTTTCGGGTGCGCGACGCGCTCTTAATTGTTAGCGAGCTTATCGGTTGGGCTGATGACGACGCCGACCACGCAAGACGCAGCGATGCGCCGAACGTCGCGCTGGATGATGATAATCGCGCGGCGCACTTGCGCAAGGCGTACAGTCTGATCCTTGGCACCATCCGGAGCGAATCATGAAAGCGCCACAAGTTTTTAACAGCATCGACGACATCCGCGCGTACCATGAGCGCGTGCTCGGCGGGCATTTCTTCCGCGAGGCTCGCAAGTTCAATGGCAAGGTGTACCCGGAGATTTATCCGGGCCGCGAGGGCTGGCCTATCATCGTCACGAGCGAGAAGCAGCCGAGTGACTGGACCGGCTACCATCCGCGCCGATACACCGTGCGACAGTTGAACGAGCGCGGCGGGTTCGACACGATCAAGCCGACGTTCGAGAAGCGGGAAGTGTCCGGCTTCGGATACTGGGCAAGCCTTCGCGGCGCTCGCCACTTCGCGTACAAGGTGTCACACGATCAACTCACAGGCGGCGATCACTACGGGGAGAAGTCATGAACAATTTATACTATCCGGTCGGGGACTTCGTTGTGCAGAAGTACCGCGCGCAGCGGCGCAAGGTCGGCGCGTATCAGACCGCGCGCAACATGCGCAAGCAGGGCTTTCCGCTCTGGCTCACGCGGCTGGTGCTACTATGAACCGGCAGGAGTTTAACACGCACTGCTCGGCGCTGACGTGGGTTGTTATGCGCCGGGCTCTTGACGTGCTCAAGGTCCACGGCTTCGATGGTGTTGTTGCAGTGGATGATCCGCCCGCTTCATTCGATGGACTGCGCACGCGGTACAGCATGCTAAAGCACGTCGGTGCGCGCCTGTTTCCAGTGCTGGGCACTCACTGCGACGACGTGATCTATGACACGCCACACGTCAACATGCTCTACCGTGGCTGGCATGATCTGACGCACATTGAATTGAATTGGGGCTTCGGATACGCCGACGAGCTTATCGTGGCGCGTCACAAGTCGCTGAGCATCCCCGAGGGTCCGATGCGCGACATCATGCTCGCCGATGCGGTGGGCGAATCCCAGTTTGCCAACGCTACGGGCGGCAAGTTCCCGCGCCGGCAACGAGACTGGGCTTTCGACTACGTGAACTGCGGCTTCGCGGTTGCGCTGGAAATTCACCGGCACGACACAGCATGACAGCGCGACTCGTGCACAGCGCGCCGCACGTGTGCAGCAACGGCGGCGAGCCGATGATCTGGCAACCTGCCGGTCGGCGCTTCTACTGCCCGAAGTGTCACGCGGTGGAGGCGCCGGCAGAGTACCGGGAATGTTTAAACACGAAAGTGCTTGACAAGTCCGGAACAGGGGCGGATGATACGCCACCAACCGATCAACCTGAACCGACGAGGTACGCATGAAAACGAAATTTGAAACCCGCGAACAATGGCTCATGGCCGCAGTCGAGCAACTCCGCCCGCTGTTTAAACAGGCGGGCACGCCTCTTCCCGAGGCGATGCGCTTCACCGTCTCATTTCCGTGGCAGGGCGCACGGGGTAGCATCATCGGCCAGCACTTCCCGGTGAGCATGAGCAAGGACGGCACGCACGAGATGCTGGTCCACCCGAAGCTCGACGACCCGTACGCAGTGGTCGGCGTGATCGCGCATGAACTGGTGCACGCAGCGCTCCCGCCCGCATCAAAGCATGGCCGTGACTTCGCGAAGCTCGGCAAGGCCGTGGGCCTGACCGGGAAGCCCAAGCACATGGGCAACGGTCCCGAGTTCGACAAGACCGTGACGGACCCGATGCTCAAGATTCTCGGCGCCTACCCGCACGCAGGGTTCAACGTGCACGGTCGGGGCGGCGTGAAGAAACAGACCACGCGCCTGCTCAAGTGCGAGTGCGCCGCGTGCGGATACATCGCCCGCGTGAGTGCGAAGTGGATCGACGAAGTCGGCCCGCCTATCTGCCCGACCGACGAGATGCCGATGGAGGCCGTATGATCGCGTGGTTCTACGACAACATCGCGCCGGTACTCTTCGGCGCCGCCGTCGTGTACTTCTTTGCAATGGCTGGCTGGGCGCTGTACAGGCGCAAATGAAACTCACCGGGTACGCAGCGTACGGCACGACGCGACGCAAGGCGTTGCGTGGGCTCTGGGCGTTCATCGAAGTGCTGGAAGTGGAGCACCTCTACACCAAGGCGTTTAAACGGCACTGCTTGACAGCGAAATAAGATCGGCGCATAGTGCGCGACACACAGGAGAAATCATGAAATTGAGCGAGATATATCGGAAGGCGGCAGAGAACTACGCGAACAACTTGGGCGGTGGCTATGGGTGTTGCGCCGCTATCTATCTTGCCCGGCACGGAATACGAGCGAGAGGGAAGTACAACTTCGACCCCGATGGGTCTGGGCTTGTGTTCCATGATGATGACCCCGAGCAAGCATTTTTCCGCTGGCTGTTTGCACCATCGGCAAGCGCTGCATTAGTTGGCGTGTACTGGTGGGAGAGCCCATACAGTGACTCAGCCAGCGAATTTAAAAAGGACAAGCAAGCTCGTGTGCTCGCGCTCCTGCTTGCAGCCGAGATTGCTGAGGGGGCAGGAATATGACCATGCTGACCGAGTTGCTGAGGACGGAAGAGTTCGACACTACTGAGCCCGCCACGTTCTACGTGCCGGGGGCCACAGGGTGGGACGACAAGGAACTGCCGGCCAAGATGAAGGCCGCGTTCAATCCCAGCGACGAAGGGTGGGACGAGTAATGGCGAAGAAAATCGCAGAGGCGATTGTGAGCCAACTGGCGGACGCCTACGGCGAACTGCTGGAAGCCAAGCGCGAGATTCAAGCAGAGATGGACGCGCTGAAGGACAAGATCGTGCAGCTAGGTGGCGACGTTCAGGGCGACGAGTACTGCGTGCACATCACGCGTGCGTACACGCACTCGCATTATGGAATGCTCGCATACCTGCGGTCCTATCACCCGCTAATCGTTAGCCGGTTCGAGACCACGCGCTGCTACTTCCGCACGACAGCGATGAAGCTGAAAAAATGCTGACCGCGCTCCAGTCGGCGAAGATCAAGACGGCCAGCAATCTAGCCGAGGCGCGCGAGGCACTACTGCGCACGCCTAGCAGCGTCCTCTGGAATCGTGGCGAGGGAGAACTGATCCACGAAATGATTGCGAGGATCGACACGCTCATCAGCCGAATTATCACCAACGAGGAACTGCCGTGACCCGCGCTCGCGTCACTCTGGACGTGGACTACGACCCTGACCTGACGGGCGCGATCCACTGGGGCGCGTTCGCAACCATCTTCGCAGCACAGGCGAAGGTGCGACTGATCAAGACGGAGGTGGACCTTAACCCGCCGACCGAAGTAGAGACCAAGGTTTCGCAGTAGCCGGCACCGGGCACTGGTGCACTTGAATAGGAGAAACGGAAATGGACAGGAAAATCAGCAATCAGATGTGGCTCTGGGGTGCGGTACTCGCTACCATGCTCGCGCTGAGTAACGGAGGCGTTGCTCGCGCGGAAGACGCGCCGACAAAACCGACACAGCCGGTGTTCGCGCAAGCGGCTGAGTTTGTCCAAGTTGACAACATCCCGTGGTGCATCGAGGCATCGAAGATCGCGCTTCAACTCGCAACCGGCGCGGTGGCCGAGAACTGGGACACCGTGACGACCGCTAAGCACATCAGCTTCGGCGAGGAACCGGTGCCCGAGAGTGAGAACATCTACCGTGCGATGTTTGCGCTGCTCTTCGCGACCGACATCCATAACGCGCTCGCCTATGTCGCATCGAACCCGGCCACACCCGTTGACGAGTACGCGACCCGCGCAACGCAGGTGATACTGGAATCCTGCGCGTATCAGTACGGAAAGAACGTGGCGGGTAAGTGATGGCGGCGTCACGCATGCTGGCTGTGCGCATTCCCGAGGAACACTACGCCGCGCTGGAGTTGCTGGTGCGGGCGCAGCGTGCAGCCGGGCATGACGTGACGCTCTCGAAGGTGGTGCAGCAGCACATCGGAAACTTGGCAGCAGTCATCATGGAGAAAGCAAAATGATCTGGAAAAATACTGAAGCAGTGCACGACGAAGCGGATAAGAACGACCCGGCAGTTGAGACGCACGAGCAGTCAATCACGCGCGAAGCGCGCGAGAACGGCTTCGATCTTAACGCTCCGCTGTTCACAAAGGACGGCGACAGCGTTCGCATCGTAGGCTTCGACCACGCGAATCGTTTCGGCTGGCCGATCATCGGTGAGATTACGGACACAGAAGTTTCCTTCGATGGCATCAAGGGCACGAGCACGAGGCTCGCGAAGTTTGATACTACTGGAGCCATCTGGGCCGCTACTCCGTCAGCGCGGGAGAAGCACTCGCTGCAACGGAACCTCATCAAGTGGCACCGCCGGCAACCGAAACCGGAGTCCGAGGTTCTGGAGTTGGAGTCGATCATCTATCAGGTGCAGATGACTCAGCCCGGCAAGAACAAGGTGAAGATCACGCACCTGAAATTGCCGGAGCCGATATACTTGGACAAGGGTGTGACGCTCTCGCTCATCAACACGCAAGCACGCGCAATTAAATAGTCCTCAAAGCCTGTGCCTCAGAGATGGGGCGCAGCACTGTGATGATTACCCGGCACCGGGGCACAGGTGGGCAGTACAGGAGGACAACATGAAGCGTACCGTACAGATGACCAAGGGGAACATCCCCGATCTACGCAAGCCCGCGAAGAACTATGGCCTACTCACAGTGGTGGGCCAGAATCCCCGCCGCCCGTGGACGCCCGGCCCAGTGATCGACTTCCACAAGTCCTACTCCAAACGTGTGGCTGCGGCCCGCGCAGAGCAGGCTAGGATCGACGCGAAGCGGGCAGACGCCGCCGAGGTGGCAGCATGAACGCGAAGCGAGCCAAGGCTCTCAGAGCAGCCGCAAAGTATCGCAACCAGACCGCGACTCCCGGCACCATGCCGTTCCCCGGCATCATGCCGCGCGGGTACCGGTTCCCGGTCGTCAATCGAATCACCAAGCTGGTGCGTGTGTTCAGTCGCATCAAAGGCCAGCCGCGCAAGTTCATCGAGGTGCAACGCATCGAGAACAGCGGCGCGTTCTCTCGTCTCGGTAACTTCTATTCGGCTGAGCCGGTCTGGAAGATGGCGTGGTATCCGAAGCTCGACGAGAACGGAAAGCCGGTAGGCATCGTGGTCGAAGGACAGGGCGCGGGCGAGTGGGGGCAGGCGTTCGAGATCATGCCGGTCAGCAAGCCCGGTCGTTTAAACGCGAAGCAACCGAAGGGCATCTACCGCGAACTGAAGCGGCTGGAGCGCAAGGTCGGGCTCGCCAACATCATTAAGGGGGAACACGACTGGCGGCAAATGTCGCCGGAACAACAGGAGGTGGTAGCATGAGGCTCAGCATCGCAATTCGGCTGGGACGCAGCCGCAAGGGAGTAAGCCGCACGAACGTGGCCGGCTGCTACTTCTCCCCCGTCACCGGCAACGGCACGCTGCTGCTTGATACGCTGGCAGCGGCGCACCTTGGCAGGTATCGTGATCTCTCCGCGTTCCGTGGAGATGAGCGCGATGCTGCCACGCGCATCACGTTCGAGGTGATCGACGCCTTCCCGGTGCTCGGCCAGCGCGTGAAGACTATCAGCAGCGCGTTCGCCAAGTCGCTGCGTGAGGCCGGCCTGCCGTTCGAATCGCGTGAGTGGTCGCTGTTCAAGGCGATCACTGCGCTGGACTTAAAGGGCAACACATCCATCGCTGACCTGATGGAAAGGGGGTCGCTGTGAGCGGCACTATCTGTTATTTTGTTGGCGGTCCTCTGGATTTGACCAAGTGTGCTGTTGAGCGTGCAGAGCCTCACCTGTACGCATTGGGAAGTCCAGCGCTTACACTCAGCCAAATCAACACCAAGACTCAGGGAGATAACGTAATAGACTTGATCGAATCGCGCCACAGGTATCGGCGCACCATGCCGCTAAAAATTCGTAGCGTTGTGGAGCCGATGTTAGTCTACATCTACGACGGCCAAGAATATAAGGAGGGTGTGCTATGAGTGTGAACGGCATGAAGGGCGACAAGCCGCGTATCAGGGCCAAGGTAGTTAACACGGCCACGGTAACGCCTAGGCATGAAGTAGTTGAAGCCATTCTCGGGCCGCGCTACATCTGGGCCTTGCACACTGAGCCCGTGCGCCGGTTGGTGGACTACATCACGGCATTGGAAGCTAAACTTTGTCAGTGTCCGCCGAGTAGCGGCATCGACATTTTTCGTGGAGACAGATAATGGGCACGCTTCGCATCGTGTGGTATTACGCTGAGCGCCCGCTGCTATGTCTCGCCGCGCTTCTGGTGGCCGCAGGCTCAGCGATAATGTTCGCATACGCTGGCGAGGAACTGACCGCCGAGGGCCGCAAGATGTTTCAGGTGTTGCATGAGCAGCAGGGGTACCCAATGCCGATGTCATATCCTGAATACCACATCGGACCCACCGAAGACATGCCGTCCTCGTGCTCCCGTTACGTGGCGTGCTACGCGAGGGGCCACGTGTGGCTGCTCGCACCCATGCTGCTGGCTGACAAGCAGGAGCGGCTTACCAGCCTGCTCCACGAGAACGTGCACCATCTCCAGTGGGAGAAGCGCGGCGACGCGATGAACTGCGAACAGAACTACGACCGGGAGGTGGCGGCATACAGTGCGCAGCAGATTTATGTTTCCGAGAATTACCGGCAGTACATCCGAGTTCACATCCCTCCATGCACACCATAAAACGAGACGACGACATGCACGACATCGAGAGCGACGGGCTCATCGAAAAGATGCGCCGGCTATCGAGCGACAAGACGGTGAACCTGCCGCCGCAGGCGCGGGCCGATCTCACCGTGCTCGCGTTCGCACTGGAGCAGGCGATCCTAGCTGGCAGTATTCCGGGGACTGTCAGCGCGTGGGCCAAAGCCCGGCAATACTACTGTGCATGTTCAGGGGAGCCACTAATCTAATGATCACTACCAGCATTTTCGACAAGGAAGCGGGTCGCGGTGAAACTCGGGAGGTAGAGAGCCTGCTCCGCGTCGCCGAGTACAAGAAGATTGCTCGCAGGCTTCTCGACGGCGGGCTGTTCCTTGACTCAGAAGCCCTACTGATTCCGTGGGGTGATGAGCGCTTCCGCCGCATGTTTGCCGGCATGGCAGCGACACAGGCGCACGATGCAGAACAGTTTCGCAACGTGTCCGCATTCGTGCGGGCACTCATCAAGGGGGCATGATGTTCGACTCACTACCGCCACTCGAAGAAGTCGTGGTGCACTTTGCATCATACCATCAGGACCGGACCAACCAGCATAACGAGACCAACAACTGGGGTCTGGGCCTGCACTTTACGCGCAACGAGCGCAGCCGGTACGTGGTGGGCACGTACAAGAACAGCGACTGGAAGCAGTCGATCTACGCAGGCGTGACGTGGGAATTGTACGCCGCTGGCCCGCTATCGTTCAATGTGCTGGCGGGTGGCATCACTGGGTACAACATGGCAGTGATGCCGGTCCTACTCCCCGAGGGTCGGCTGCACTTTGGCAATACGAGCCTGATCGTCACCTACGTGCCGGGGATATTTGGCTTCTCAATCGGGCGGAAGTTCTGATGCTGCCCGGAGGCATGACGCCGGCTGAAGCTGAGCAGATGAACAGGGCATGCAACACACTCGTGCGCTCAATGTTCCCGTTCGCTACCCAACTGGAACTATACGGCGCGCAAATCCATCTGGACGCAAACACACTGCAACCCATCGCCGTCACGTGTGGCGGAGTCACCAAGGAGATTTGACTTCACCATCCTCCCCATAGTATAATGGGCGTTGCGTAAAGTGGTTTGATCCTAGACCCAATCCAATCACACTCTCACAAGGAGGTACGATATGCGGTTCGAGTGCTAAACGAACTTACAAAATGACTAGCAACTTGTGATCATACTGACCAGAAGCGCCCCGGCTCATGAGGCTGGGGCGCTTGTTTAAACGAGGGGACCGCGTGTACATTCTCAAGACTCCAGAAGAAAACGCAGAGCAGGGTGTGGACATTCCGCGCATCGAAGCGTTCGACTCAGGGCATCTTGGCCCGTGGCAGACGGTCCTGCTCATGCAGGACATCATGGAAGCCGGCGCACTGCATGTGCTGCCGCACAAATTTCTAGTCCTCTGCGCGTACTACGCAGAGGTTGGCTTGTTGACCACACCTCTCAGGAGAAAACACTGATGGCACGCGCAACGCACGTCAAGAAAGCACGCAAGGATATTCCGGGCACCGACATCAAGGCCGGCGACTCGTACTACTGGTGGAAGTTCATGGTCGGCGGGCGCGGAGGGCCGAAGCACTATAGCAAGGAGCAGCCACGACCCAGCCAGCTTACCCAGTCGGAGTATCTGGGCACGCTCTACGATCTTCAGGATCGTCTAAGCGCACTGCCCGCCGACTCGTCGCTCGCTGATGAGGTGCAGAGCCTTGTCGATGACATCCGCCAGCTAGGCGAGGATCAAACCGACAAGCTCAACAACATGCCCGACAGCCTGCAACAAAGCAGCACAGGTGAGATGCTGCAAGAGCGCGCGGACGCGATGGAGTCTGCCGCGTCGGAACTGGAGGGGCTCGACCTGTCCGAGTATGACAAGGAAGAGCACGGCGAAGACTACGAGACCGAAGATGAATACTGGCAGGCCAAGCTCGAAGAAATTCACAACAGCATCTCGCTGGAAGGATGAGCATGAACGCTAAGCTGCTCGACCGCTGGGCAAACATCACGATGTTCGTTTTCAACGGCGGTTCGATTATGCTCGTGGCCTTCGACCACATGCTGCTCGCCGGTATCAGCGGCCTACTGTCTGAGCCGGCCTTCGCCTACTTCTCATGGAAGGCGCGAAGCTGGGCACTCGGGGCGCTGACTGCATGGTGGACTGGCTGGTGGGCAATCGTCTTGCTGAAAGCTATGTGATGGCAACCAACTGGAAGGCCATGCAGGTACCTGTGGACAAGAAGTCCGCGAAGGGCGGAGTGTATCATCCGGCCCGCGACTGTTCCGTCAAGCGCATGGCGATGGGTAGCTGGCGCGCCAACCAATCTAAGGGAGGGGCACTGCGCCCGCGCTGATCATGACAACCATCATCGCCACGCCGACATCAATCTACTCCGACTCGAACGTCGTTGACTCGAACGCGGTGTTCAAGGCGCAGAAAATTTTCCGCTTTCGCAACCGCCTCGTCGGCTGTGCCGGCGATGCTGACATGTGCCTCGCGTTCCAAGAGGGGATGCGACTGGGGCGCAAGCCTAAGATTCCGCCGAAGACAGACGACGAAGAGCGCAACTTCAACGCGCTGGTCGTGGACAAGAAAGGCATCTGGCACTTCGACAGCACGTTCTCTGGCGACCTTGTGCTCGAACCGTTTATGGCCGTTGGCACAGGGGCAGATGCAGCACGGGGTGCCATGATGCACGGCGCGTCCCCGGAGCAGGCGGTTGAGATCGCGTGCCGCATCGACAGCAATTCGCGCGGACCCGTACAGGTGCTCACTCTCTGATGCAGCTATTGACCGTTGACTTTGAAACGTACTATGACGTGGACTACAGTCTCGACAAGCTGACCACAGAACAGTACGTTCGCAACCCACTCTTTGAGGTAATCGGAGTGGGTGTTTCTATTCCCGGTGGCCTGCGCCACTGGATGGAAGAGCGGCAGTGGCGCGTGTTCGCCGCCTCGCTCGACTGGTCGCAGTACGGCGTGCTCTGCCAGCACGCGCACTTCGACGGGTTGATCATGAGTCACCACTACAGAGCGCTGCCGGGCATGTGGCTCGACACGCTGAGCATGGCGCGGGCGCTGTACCAGACAGATACACGGCTGGGCCTCGAACAGTTGATGCAGTTTCTTGGCGTCGGCAAGAAGGGAACGTACTACCTGAACATGAAAGGCAAGCGCCGGTCTGAGATGACAATGGCGCAGTGGCTGGAGTATGGTGACTACTGTTTAAACGACTGCACCGGGACAGAGGGTATATTCTCAAGAATGCTACCTTTGTTCCCAAGACGAGAACTCGACGTGATCGACATGAGCGTGCGCCAATTCACTGAGCCGGTGTTCGTGTTAAACGAGGATCAGATGCGCGAGTATTCAGTCCGCGAACTGGCCCGGCGCGCTGCGCTGTTCGAGGAACTGGGCATAAGCAAGAAGACGTTCAGCAGCAGCGACAAGTTCGCGAACCTGCTGCGCGAGAACGGTGTCGAACCGCCGATGAAGAAGTCCCCGAAGTGGATCGACGGCGAGAACGAGAAGATGATCTACGCGTTCGCCAAGTCCGACCCGGCAATGCAGATGCTACTGGAGGATCAGGATGATACTATTCGGACGTTTGCGGAAGCGCGCATTGAGTCCAAGTCCACACAGGCTGTCAGCCGCACTCAACGATTCCTTCAACTCGGTGCTGGACGCGCACCAATGCCAGTGTACACCACCGTCTACGGTGCGCACACATTCCGCGATTCAGGTGGGGACAAGTGCAACTGGAAGAATCTCAAGCGAGCACAGGAGGGGAAGCCTGACGCCGACATCATCAAGCGCAGCATCGAAGCCCCGGACGGATACGTTGTCGTCCGCGCCGACTCATCGCAGATCGAGGCCCGCTTCACGGCGTGGGCTGCGCGAGAGCAGGCAATACTGTCAGCGTTCCGAAGTGGAGCCGACATCTACTCCGAGTTCGCAAGCAAGGTTTACGGACGCCCGGTGGATCGCAAGAATGTTAAGGCGGACTTCATCCCCGGCTTCGTCGGCAAGACCTGTATTCTCGGCCTCGGCTACGGTATGGGATGGTACAAACTGGCGATGGAGTTCCTGAAGGGCGCGCTCGGGGGACCGCCGCTCGTGTTCACGCGCAGGGACATGGAGATGTTCGGCATCGACCCGACCCGGTTCATGCACAACCCGCGCAAGGTGCAGATGGTGGCGGAAATGCCGAGTCGTTTAAACGAAGCCGACCTTCTCGTGCACTGTATCGTGTGCGAGTACATCGTGAACCGTTATCGCGACGAGAACACGCGCATCGTGGAGCTTTGGGACTTTCTGAACAACAGTGTGATCCCGTGGATGGCTGAGGGCCGCACCGGTCCCATCTTCAGCCACAGCGACTTCGCCACGCTGGTGCCGGGCGGCATCGCCGGACCCAGCGGGCTCGTTATGAAATACCCGGACTTGCGCAGGGAGAAGAAGCGCGGCGGGCGTGAAGGGGAGATGGAGTGGACGTACCGCGACAAGCCGGGCCGGCGCAGCCACATCTATGGCGGGCTGCTGCTGGAGAATCTGGTGCAGCGTAGCACGCGTGACATCGTGATCTATCAGGCGCTCGACATCCGAGACGCCGGCCTGCCAGTGAAGACGACGACGTACGACGAGATCGTCGGCATTGCGCCGGAGCACGAGGGCGCGCAGTGGGTGAACTTGCTGGTCAAGACAATGAAGACAGCGCCACAGTGGTGCAGTGATCTGCCGCTAGGTGCCGAGGGTGGGTGGCACAAAACTTATGGGGGTGCAAAGTGACCGAAGTAAATGGCATGACAGGGGAAGAGTTGGGCGAGAAGCTGAACGAAGCTAACGCAGCGCCAACAATGACACTGAGCGAGCGCGTGCTGGAGATGACGACGCAGGAGAAGATCGACTACTCGGCTAGGCTGAACACGCCGTGGCAGAAGCCGCTGCTCACAGTGCTGAATGGGTACATGAAAGAGTACCCGCCAGCGACCACACGTCCAGACGTGATTCAGGCAGTGAGCGTGCAGCTTCCGCTGCGTGCGTTCATCGCACTGATGAGCGCCGCGCAGTGCGTGATAATCGCAGCGAATGAGAACCAACCGAAGGAGGCCGCATGAAACAAGTCTACCTCGCCGGTCCAATCACGGGCCTGACGTTTGAAGGCTGCACTGACTGGCGCGACTACGCTACTGCCTCGCTCGCTGACAACGGCATCAAGGGTCTGTCGCCCATGCGTGCTAAAGAATTTCTGAAGCATCTCGGCCCGCTGCCGGCGCTCAAGAATTCCAAGGAAGACTACGAGTACGCCCAGTACGGGTGTCTCGCGTCGTCGCGCGGCATCATGACCCGCGACCGCTTCGACGCCACGCGCTGCGACGTGCTGCTGGTCAATCTGCTTGGCGCTGAGCGTGTGTCCATCGGAACCGTGATGGAGATAGCGTGGGCTGATCTTCGTCGCACACCGATCGTCGCAGTGATGGAAGAAGGAAACGTCCACGAACACGGGATGGTCAATGAAGCAATTGGCTTCCGTGTGACGACGCTCGACGAAGCACTCAACATCATCAAGTCCATTCTCATCTAGGAGGATTCATGCAAATCATCGGACTGCACGGCCCCGCCCGTGCTGGCAAGGACACCATCGCTGACTACTTGGTCAGCCGCTACGGCTTTTTGAAGTTCGCATTCAGCGACGCGCTCTACCGCGAAGTCGCGGACGCCTACGCGCTTCCCGACGAGAGCCTGCTACGCGGCGAATCGACGAAGGAAGTCACGACTCCACGCATGGCACTCGACCGTTGCGACGACCCGGTCTTCGCTGAACTCGCCCGCTCGGCGATTCTCGAAGCGCATCAGGGACTCGCGTTCCCACGACAGATTGGCCTGTCTCCGCGCTGGGTGCTGCAACACTGGGGCACCGAGTACCGCCGCGCCCAAGACCCTGATTACTGGGTCAAGCAGGGCGACCTGTGGATGCAGGCGTTCGTGAATACACTGAAGCGGACAGTGACACAGGAAGAACACGAGGCACTCATCGACGCTCGCCTTGCTCAGTTCAACAACGACACGCTTACTCGCGGCGAGGCTGCTGAGTACGTGCCGCCAGTTGGAATGGAGTACGTCGTTGACCATCCCGGCGTGGCTGTATCCGGCGTGCGATTCCAGAACGAATACGACTGGCTGAAGCGGTATAATGGTGTTCTATGGCACGTCACTCGCCGAGGGGTTCCGCCTATCGCTCTGACCAAGCACGTGAGCGAACAGGCGTTCTCGTTACTCACTGGTGACAAGCTGATTCAGAACAACACCACAGTCGAACGTCTTCACACCGGGGTCGTGCTCGCTCTTCAGGGCAACGACATCGTCAACACAGCGGAGGAATAAACCATGCACTTGCCTGACAAAAAGAAGTTCGAACAGTTGCTCGGCCTGATCGACGGCGGGATGACAATATCCGCAGCCGCCCGCAAGGTCGGCGTGCCGCGTCCAACAGCACGCGATTGGAATGCTGGTCGGGCTCGGTTCACCAAGGCTCTGAAGGCAAGCATCGTGGCAGATAAGCAGCAAGGCCCGAGTCAGGAGGAAATTCTCACAGCGCGGGTAAAGCTGCTGGAGGGGCAGATCAAGGCCAACAAGAAGGAAGACCTGTCTGCTCACCACATCCGCACCGCGATCGTCGGGCTGTACGCCGACGTGAGCGCGGCGCCGGAGGAACTGTGGACGTTCACCACGCGCTCGAAGGAGTCCGCGCCGGGCGTGCCCACGTTGTTCCTGTCTGACTTGCACTGGGGCGAAGTGGTTCACCCCTCGCAGATCAACGGGGTCAACGAGTACGACATGGCGATTGCAGCCAAGCGCCTGAAGTCCACCATCGAGTCATCAATCCACTTGCTCAAGATCATCTCTCCGGGGATGGACTACCCCGGCATCGTGTGCGTGCTCGGCGGTGACATGATCAGCGGCAACATCCACGACGAGTTGATGGCGACCAACGAGATGAACACCATGCCGACGCTGCTAGACCTGTTCGGCAAGCTGACCAGCACCATCGAGTACCTTGCCGACCACTTCGGTCGCGTGTTCCTGCCGTGCGTGTCCGGGAATCACGGGCGCGACACCAAGAAAATCTGGGGCAAGGACCGGCACCACACATCGTTCGACTGGCTGCTCTACAACTTCCTTGCGAAGCGCTTCGAGAACGACGACCGCGTGTGCTTTTTCATCCCTGACGGTCCCGATGCGCTGTATCGCATCTACGACCATAAGTACCTGCTCACCCACGGCGACAGTTACCGAGGCGGTGACGGCATGATCGGGTGCTTGGGTCCGATCCTCCGTGGCGACCACAAGAAGCGCAGCCGCAACGCGCAAGTGGACATGGAGTTCGACACCCAGATCATGGGCCACTGGCACCAGTACATCCACCACTCACGCGTGATCGTGAACGGATCACTGAAGGGCTACGACGAGTACGCGTACTCCAACAACTTCGGGTTCGAGCGCCCGCAGCAAGCGCTGTGGCTGACGCACCCGTCGTACGGCATCACGTACCGCATGCCCGTGTACTCGGACAAGCACCGTCCGCAGCACAAGACTGACTGGGTTAGCTTTAGTGGTGGCGCTGTAGCTCCGGCTAAGGTATAATGCCCGATACACCATGAGCGTCCGACTTATAAATATCCCGGCCCCGACCGAATCCCCAGCCGATCAGTTCAAGCGGCTGGGGGTTCCTACTCGCGTTGACGTTCTCACCGATGCGGACAACGTGTGGGTGCCCTATGCTGCGAGCCTGCTGTACCGGGCTCGCGCGTTCCTGAAGGTGAACCGGCAGAAATTGTTCGCCCGGCACTACACCATCGGTGATGTGAAAATCTTCATCCGCATCGGGCCGGGCAGCGAGTACATTCAGATTCGTGCCGGCGAACCGGGCAGCTTTTATGTTGTACCAGTTGTGTTCAAAATTTCAACCGCAGCAACCACGACCGGCGATGCGGCATTTCTGAACAGCACTCTTACTAAAGCGAGCCCGGTCGAAATTGACTTAGAAATTCCGTCTATGTTCCCACACGGAGCGCCGGGCCGCAAAATCTTTGCGGGCGCAAGCGACGGCGTCGATCGCGGATACTTGTCTGGTCAGACACTGATCACGGGGGGCAACGCAAAAGTTGCAAACACCGCTGGAGTCTTCAGGCATACGTACATCGAGGATGATGTAGCGAAGGTAGAGTTCCTGCATGGCGTAGCCGGCCCAACCGATCCGACGCCAAGCAATAACGACGGGCTGTGGTACCACTCCGCCGCACTTGGAGACCAGCTTGTCCGGTTTGTTGACCTTCCCATTGACCGTAGACCCGCTCTGCATGTGTCCATGTTCGCCTCGAAGGACGGTAAAAAGATAGTGGCGGAAGAACAGTTCGCTCCTGATCTTGTTCCTGATCCGGGATACGACGACTGGTTCATTCTTCGGTCGATCATTGACGTTGATCTTGGCAACCCAGACAATCCGGTTGTGGTATCCGACTTCTCAAACCCCGGCGTGTATCCGGGCTCGACGTTTGAACTTGGCGGAACAGGCTCCACAGTTGCTGATTCAACTGGGGCAGGAACTTTTGAGTCGCCGCACATTTCAACATTTATCGGGGAGTTGACTTACCCGGTCAGCACTGCCATAGACAGTGCCAATGAACTAATTCAGACAATCGTTCTGCTGGAGTACAACTACAGAAACGAATTTTCTTCTGCGTCGAGTGGCAACTTTGCCATTGGGATCACCACTCATCGCAAGGTTTCTACATCGTCGCCGGCAACCATCAGGGTAGAAGCTCCGGGAATGGGCATAGATATTCCGTTCAACTTCACAGGCAACAACCGCGAGATTGAGTTCGAGGCAACGGAATTCTTCTTCCCTACTTCGTATAGCATAAGCACTCTAGTGCCCCCGTTTTCAGACACCAGTGGTGTAGCCGGGGGCAATGCTTCGGTGCTACAGTTTGCGTTCTCGAACACTGCCCACAAGGCAATTGTTTACCTGCTCGATGAAGTATATGGAAACAATGAGTACGGTGAAATTTTTGGGTCTCCTAGTGGATACTCAGTATCACGCACACGCACCGTCGTACGAACGCGGCGCATCGTCGCTCATGTAGGAACGGCAACTCATGTGCTCTCTGATGTGATCGACGAGGCCGCGCCAGTTGGGCCGACTGATGTCATCATAGCATCGGAGTTTCCCGATGCTGGAGTTCCGACAGGCGTGACATTGCCCAGCGCTACACACCCAAACTTATACTTCCGTGCAAACCGAACTCTGGGGGACTTCGTACAGGTTGCTACCATTGACAGCACCAAATATATTGGCTCTGTCAAGCTGCCCCCTGACCCGTTCAGCGACGCGGATGAAGATCGTGAATGGTTCACCTTCAGCCACAACGATGTCGCGCTGAAGAAGACGATTGTGAACCACGTACTCGAACCAGCAGAACCGATCGAGGGCGCAGCGCTCGACGACTACAAGATTTGGTTTACCGTAATCCGCGCCATCTAACAGGGGGAACTATGAACCACCACATCATGATTGATTTGGAAACACTCGGCACTCACCAGACAGCGCCCATCGTCACAGTCGGGCTCGTTGTGTTCTACCCTACCGGGCAGGACATCGTTGATACCAGAGCATTCGTCCTGAACGTGGATGCGCAGGCGAAGATTGGGCGTATCGCGCACTCTGACACTCTGGAGTGGTGGCTGCGGCAGGACAAGTCAGCGCAGGAAAAATTAGCCGACGCGCTGCTTCTGGGTAGACTTATCGCGAGTGGCAATCTGCACACGCAACTGCTCAATGTGGCTTCCTACATTAGTCTCACAATTGGCGACTTCGGAATGGTATGGGGTTACGGCGCGAACGAAGACATCGCGTGGCTAAGCGGTTTGTTCGATAGCGTCGGCATCGCACGCCCGTGGCACTACCGCAAGGTGGCCTGCTATCGCACGATCCTGCGCGAGCACGGAGCGACCGGGGATGACTGGGTTGCTCCGACCGTTGCGCACGACGCGGTAGCTGACGCCGTCGCACAGGCCAAGACCTTGCAGCGCATCTGCGCTCGCACCGGTCGCAACATGGAGGACGCATGACCGACTTCGTGCTAGGCTTCGCGTTCGCTGGCGAAAAGGTTGTGCTCATCCAGAAGACAAAGCCCGAGTGGCAGAAGGGCAAACTAAATGGACTCGGCGGGAAGGTTGAAGTTGGTGAGCACCCGTTACAGGCTATGGTACGGGAGTTCGAGGAAGAGTGTGGCATTCATGTCCCTCTCAAACAATGGACTCAGTACGCCGAGATGCATTCGGGCCAGCACTTGATACACGTGTTCAAAGCCGAGATCAATCCTACCGTGTCGCCACACGCGTTTAAACAGACAGACGAGGGATGGGTCAGTCTGTACTACTGGCCGTCTGCCGCACAACTCAGCTATGCGCTGCCGAATCTGGCGTGGCTGATCCCGCTTGCGAGGATGGAGGCCGGAGTGTATGCCGACATCTTTTACCCGCACGATCCTCTGGAGAAGAAATGAGCCACGTCGCTTGGTCGCACTCACGCGTGAAGGACTTCGTGAAGTGCGCCTATATGTTCTACATGAAGTCGCTGGCCCCCAAGGGCGAGCGCGTCAAGTTCATTCAGTCCGACGCGATGAAGCAGGGCGAGCTTCAGCACGCGATGCTGGAGAACTACGTGTCGAAGGGCACGCCGATCCCCGAGGCTTACCGCGCCAAGCTCCAGCCGATCGGCGACGCAATGAAGGCGGCTGACGGTCAGACCTTCACCGAACTGGAACTCACGCTGAACGAGAGCTTGGTCCCGTGCGGATGGTTCGCCGAGGAAGCCTTCGTGCGCGTGATCATCGACGTGATGAAGATCAACGGGCCGGCCTGTTTCGTCGGCGACTACAAGACCGGCACGCCGGACTTCGACGAGGAACAATTGAAGCTCTTCGCCGCTGTGATCTTCCAGACATTTCCCGAGGTTATGACTGTCACGACGGCGTACATCTGGCTGAAGACCGGCACGCTGGATTCAGCCGTGTACACACGCGACATGGTGCCGGCACTTTGGTCGGCGCTTCTCGTTGAGCCACAGCGCATGCAGGAAGCGAACGTGATGAACCTGTGGCCGAAGCGCTCTGGCCGCTGGTGCAAATACTGTGACGTGAATCGAGAGGGCAAATGCGACAAGGCATCTACGAGGTATGGCGGTGGATAAAGGTGCGGTGCTTTCGGCGTGCGGCCTGTACCGTTATTACCTGTACCGTTCATGGGACGCGACACTCCCACGTATGGGGATCGTCATGCTTAACCCCTCGACTGCGGACGCAGAGGTCGATGATCCAACGATTCGGCGCGTCGTGTCTTTCGCGGAAGGCTTCGGATTCGGACGCGTGGATGTCTGTAACCTGTTCGCATACAGGGCCACCGAACCCGATGAACTTCTGACGGTGCTGAGCCCAGACCATGAACCGGGCAATCCGCACGCCAACACAACGGCGCTGCGCATGATGTGCGACCATGTTGACAAGATCGTGATCGCGTGGGGAAACCCGGAGATTGCGTGCATTCGCGGCTCTGGTAAGGGCGCTGTCAAGATGATGCGCGAATGGTGGGGCAAGAAGGTGTACGCACTGAAGATCAACAAGGGCGGTGAGCCGGGGCACCCGCTGTACCTGCCGGGCGACTCGACGCTGATCGAATACACGAGGGAGCATCCATGAACTACGACCGACGCAACATGCCGAAGTGCTTCACCTTCGTGGACGACTGGCGCGAGTGGAACCACCACGCCGACATCGCCGACAAGCCGAAGCACCGCGCGAACTACTGTACCGACTGCCTGCCGTCGTTTAAACGGCGCATGATCGCCGAGGGCCGGTGCCGCTTCCCCGCCACGACGTTCGTCACGCACGTAGCAGTGGACCACATCGAGATCATCGGGGTGCGAGCATGAGCGACGCGCTGAAGTGTTACTGTTGTGGCGAACCGCTGGGGAAGACATTCTGCATCGTCGCATACAAGGGAAGCGATCGCGGATTTTTTGTGGCAACCAACCATGTCGAACGTGTGCGTGACAAATGTAACACGCTCGAACTCAAAGTGGAGGTACAGCCATGACACCCGAAGGCAAGGTCAAGAAGATGATTAAGGAACACCTTGAGCAGTTCGGCGAGGACGTGTACCAGCACTGGCCTGTGCTCAACGGCATGGGCTCTCCGGAGCTTGACTGCAACCTCATCGTGGACGGACGAGATGTCAGCATCGAGGCCAAGGAACCGGGCAAGCACATGACCCCGCGACAGCAGCTTACCGCCGCCGCTAAGCGCCGCGCGGGTGGCCTAGTATTCGAAGTAGATTCAGAGTTCGACATGGCGTTCGCTGTACGAGCAATTAAACACATCCTCGCTCACCATCCGATGAAGGCATGGGACGAAGAGCAACTTAACATCGAGAACAAAAATGTCTGACATCATAGATGACGCGCAGGAGTACAACGAACTCTACCAGCGGGTAGCGTTCGACAACCAGCGTGCCAAGAATAAGCCGGAGTTCGACGAGCGTTTCAACGGGAAGGATTGCGCCGAGTGCGGCGAGGAACTCCCGAAGGAACGGATCGCGATGTATCGCGTCTTGTGCACGTGCTGCCAATCCGACAAAGAAAAGCGCGAGAGACTATTCGCACGATGAGCTACCTGATCGCAACTGATCACAAGGCGCTAATCCTCAACGCTGACCAGCCGCAGGTGCTGCTGGACAGGGTGACAGGTGCGCGTCCATTCGAGGGCCACGTCGCCGCGCCTCACGACATCACAGCGACACAGCAGCTTCGCAAGCTGGGCTTCCCGATCCCCAGCCCCATCGGCTTCTACTATGACTGGCCGAAGACTAACGGGCAGCACGTGCCGCTTGTGCACGCCAAGGAGACCGCCGCGTTCCTCACGCTGAACAAGCGGGCCTACGTGCTGAGCGAGATCGGCACGCACAAGACTGCGTCCACACTCTACGCGTCCGACTACCTGATCAACACGGGTGTGATCAGACGGGTACTGATCGTCTCGCCACTGTCCACACTGGAGCAGGTGTGGGGCGACACGGTCTACTTCACCTTCCGCGACAAGTCCGGCGTCGTGCTACACGGCACAGCGGAGAAGCGCCGCAAGCTGCTGAAGCAGGACCACCACTACTACGTGATCAACCATGACGCGCTCGACATCATCACCGACCGCAAGTACACGACCAAGGACATTCACGGGGACAAGATGAACCCCACGGCGATCACGGCCACGGTCAAGAAGCTCGTGGACGCGAAGCTCATGCGCGACGACATTGACCTGATCATCATCGACGAGCTTGCCGAGTTCCGCAACTACGACACGGAGCGCTACGCGATCATGAACAAGGTGATCAAGCCGGAGCACTGGGTCTGGGGGCTCACCGGCACGCCGACGCCGAAGGATGCGCGCGACGCGTACGCGCAGTGCAAGCTCGTCACGCCGTGGACGGTGCCCAAGTTCTTCACCATGTGGCGCCAGATGACGATGATCCAGATCAACCAGTTCCGGTGGGAGGATCGCAAGGAGGCGACCGAGATCGTCGCCGCTGCGATGCAGCCGTCCATCCGGTACAACCGGGCGGAGTGTTACGACTTGCCGCCGACCACGTACACGGGCCGCGACTGCGAGTTGACGGCTGAGCAGAAGAAGCACTACCAAGAGATCATGACCGAACTCGTAACCATGTCCTCGACCGGGCAGGTGATCACTGCGGTGAACGAGGGCGTGAAACAGAGCAAGCTGTTGCAGATCGCGTGCGGCGTGGTGTACGACAAGAAGGGCAACGAGGTTGTGATCAAGGCGACGCCGCGCCTGAAGCTCGTGGAAGAGATCGTGGAGCAGGCCGGCCAGAAAGTGATCGTGTTCGTGCCGTTCACGCACGTACTGAAGGACGTGGCCGACCACCTCGCGAAGCGCTGGACCGTGGAGATGGTGCACGGCGAGGTGACTAAGTCGCAGCGCGACGACATCTTCAACCGGTTCCAGAAGACGCGCGACCCGCACATCCTCGTGGCCGACGCCCGCACCATGTCGCACGGGCTGACGCTGACTGAGGCCAGCACGGTCGTGTGGTATGCGCCGGCACCGAGCAACAACATCTACACGCAGGCGAACGGGCGCATCACGCGCTCCGGGCAGGTGAACAACACGTACATCATCCACATCAGTTCAAGCCCGCTGGAGCGCCGCATCTACAAGCGCCACCAGAATCAGACGAGTTCGCAGGGCGTGCTGCTCGAACTGATCAAGGAGATGATGTCTAGTGCTTGACGGGGATTGAAGTTCGTAGTATAGTGGGCGTTCATACACGGGGGTGTCATGACTTACACGACTGAGCAAATCATTGAGCAGTACATCACGCTGCGCGACCGCAAGGAAGCGCTCACCGCAACACTGAAGACCGATCTCGAACCGATCGTCGCCGCGATGGATACGATCGAGGGATACCTGCTCGACCTGATGAACAAGTCGGGCGAGAGTTCGAAGGCCACACCTGCCGGTACCGCGTTCATCAAGACCAGCGAGTTCGTCGGCGTGTCCGACTTCGCTGAGTTCTCCACGTTCGCTGCCTCGCAGGAAGACGGCATGCGCTTCTTCAAGAAGGACGCCAACAAGACCGCCGTGCAGGAGTACATCAAGGAGCACGGCGTTCCGCCGCCCGGCATCAAGTACACCACAGCGCGCGAGGTACAGATTCGCAGGCCGAAGGCGTGAGACCGTACCACGTCAACGATCAGAACCAAGCAGTTTTTTCTAAACCAAAGGAGACAGGCACAATGAGCACAGCACTCGCAATTCGCGACATCCAACTGCCGGCGCACTTGCAGAACCAGACGGCGCTGTTGAATGAGTCCAAGCAGGCAGCAGGCGGTATCAAGGCCGGTGGCTTCCCGTCGATCAGTATCAAGGGCAGCAAGTTCCACGTCAAGAAAGATGGCGAGTCGAAGATGATCAGCGACCCGCGCGACCCGCAACTTCCGCTGATGAAGCTGAAGGTTGTGATCGTCGGCTGGAACCCGAACGTCAGCAAGACTTACTTCGAGGGCGAGTACGAGGCAGGCTCCGACAAGGAACCCGACTGCCGCTCCGACGACGGCAGGTTCCCTGACGCAGACATCGCTGTCCCCCAGCACACAGACTGCACAAGCTGTCCGCAGAACATGTGGGGCTCGAAGGTCAGCAAGACATCCGGCAAGGATGTGAAGGCGTGCTCCGACAACAAGCGGCTCGCCGTTATCGCGGCGGACGCGCTGGAGTCCGAAGCGCTCGGTCTGCAAGTGACGCCGGCTGCGCTGAAGGACTTCAAGGCGTATGCTGATCTGCTGAACTCGAAGTCGATCCCGGTCCAGTCCGTCGTGACCGAACTCACGTTCGATCCACAAGCTGGCTTCCCGAAACTCCAGTTCGGTTTCGGCGGCTTCCTCGACGCGCAGCAGTTCTCCGTGATCGAGCGCCGCATGATCGGTGAAGACGTGGCCGTGATCAAGAACCCGCGCATCGTGTCATCCGCGCGAGCCAGCATCCCGATCAAGCCCGTCGCTGCCATTGTGCCGTCGAAGCCGGCTGAACAGCAGGACCAGACCCAACGTGTCAACCCGGCTGACGTGGCCGCTGCGCAGGCTTCTATCGCAGCCGCTGTGCAGCGCGACAACGAGATCGCCGAAGCAGCTAATGCCCGCATCGCTCACCTCGAACCCGGCCTGAAAGCCGCCGTGCTCGCGATGGGTATCGACTCAGTCGGCGGACAGGCGGTCCTCGCCCAGTTCCCCGCTCCGGCACCCGTTGCGCCGGTCGTGGTGGACCCGTACGCCCTCGTGCCCGAGGCAGTGCGCGCTGGCATCAAGACCGCCGTCGAAGCGAGTGGCGGGCCTGATAGCGTCGTTGGCAAGCATATCCTGAGCACCTTCACACCGACAGCCGACAAGAAGCCGTCGCGTGCCAAGAAGACTACCGAGGCAGCACCCGCCGCAGCGCCGGCTCCGGCCCAAGCGCCTGCTGCACCAACTCCTGCGCCGCTGAGCACCGCGCCGGCAGCGAACGTAGTCTCCGCACTCGGCAGCAACCTGAACGAACTGCTGGGCCAAGCGATGAAGGTGAAGGCATAACATGTTTGACCGCGACGGGTTCTTGTCCGTCCTCGCAAACAGCGGCCTCTCGAAAGGGGAGGCCGCTGTTCTCTACGGCGTCACGCGTCAGACGATCTACAACTGGATCGACGGCGGGGAGCCAACTCAATCATTCATCGTGACGCATGCTGCCGCGACGACAAAGGGAGTAGCCAACGCAATGCGAGCAAAACTTCTGCCGTTCCCGGCATCGCTCACGATCCCACAAAGGAGGAAGCGTTTAAACGCAATGGTGCAGCAACTGCACATCCTTGCGAAGCCGACCTCATTAGAAGTAAAATAACAGTTCCACTGGGGGAACATTGGAAACAATCGAATTCCTGCGGCTCGTCACGCCATCGCACGGGCATTACTTTGCCGCCGTGCCGGCTGACTCGGGTAAGGGCTTTCGCCATCACCTGTGCGACAGCCACGCCGAACTGACAGCCAAGTGCCTTGCGCTCGACGAGCAGGGTGCCACCACATACTTCGCACTCGGATCATTCCGTGAGCCTCGCATCCAGCGCAAGAAGGGTGACGATACCTACTGGGTTGAACGCGTTCAGGAGAACGTGCAATCGCTGCGCGCCTTCTGGCTCGACCTTGACGTGGGCAAGAGCGAAGAGGGACGCCCGCCTAAGTATGACTCGCAGTCTGCTGCGGTCACGGCGCTCGGCGAGTTCCTCCACGAGTGCGGACTGCCGAAGCCGCTGCTCGTGTCATCTGGCTACGGCATCCACGTCTACTGGCCGCTGACTGCCGACATCATGGCGCCGCAGTGGAAGCAGACTGCGACGGACTTGAAGACACTGTGCGCCGGCATGAAGCTCTTGACCGATCCGATGCGCACCGCAGACAGCGCGTCCGTCCTGCGCCCGATCGGCACGCACAACCGCAAGGTGAAGGACGGCGTCGCCAGCGCGTTGCTGGTCGAAGCCGTGAACGAGATCGAGCCGATCGACTATCTCGATTTCCACAAGCGCATCTCCGCAGCACTGAAGGCGCACAGCATCGCGCCGAAGGCCATGACGGCTGCGAAGGTGAACGCGAAGATCAACGAGGGGCTGAGCACCACAACGACCTACGCGCCCGCGAGCGCGTACCTGATTGCGAACAAGTGCAATCAGATTCGCGAGATGAAGGAGAAGGGCGGCGACATCGCTGAGCCTGTGTGGTACGCCGCGATCCAGTTGCTGAACAAGACCATCGAGGGCGAGACTGTCATTCACGCGTGGAGTAGCGGATACAAGGGGTACAACCGTGCAGAGACTGATGCAAAGATTGCGCAAGTCAAGGGAATGGGTCCGTCGCTATGCAGCACGTTCGAGTCTCGCAATCCTGCTGGGTGTGCGAACTGCCCTTTCGCTGGAAACATCGTTACTCCACTTCAACTCGGCATTCAATTTATTGAAGCCGCAGCGCCAAAAGTTGTCATCGCAACAGATGAGGGCGATAAGGAGGTGGAACTACCGCCTCCACCGGACCCGTTTAAACGCGGGGCGGAAGGCCAGCCGGGGCTCTATGTAGACCTTGAGGGCGTGCCGATCCAGTTCTATCCGTACGATCTCTATCCGGTCGGGCTGGAGTTCGACGAGTCCGACCAGTACGAGACGACGCGCATTCGCCACCACCTTCCGATGGAGGGGTGGAAGGAGTTCACGATCCAGTCGTCGCTGATCCACTCGCCGAGGGAGTTCAACACGGCGCTCGCGGACCAGTCGGTGAAGTATTCGCCCGAGGGCAAGTTCAAAGACACGATGAGGATGTACATGAGCAGCTACCTGCAACGGCTACAGAAGGACCAGCGCATCAAAGTGCAGCACATGAAGATGGGCTGGAAGGAAGACAACACCCAGTTCCTCATGGGCGACAAGATGTTCATGAGCGACGGCACCGTGCGCAAGGCCGGCGTGTCCAAGAAGACGCTGTCACACATCCCGAACTACGGGCCGCACGGCGACTTCGACAAGTGGAAGGCCATCACGCGCAAGCTCAATGAACCGGGCTACGAGGCGCACGCGTTCGCGATGATGATCGGGTTCGCCGCGCCGATGATCCAGTTGCTGAAGACGGACGGCGTGCTCGTGAACATGACTGGCTCGTCCGGCAAGGGCAAGTCGTCCATCGGTCGGCTGATGATGTCGATCTATGGCGAGACCACGAAAACGGCGAACAAGTCCACGAGCAACGCGCGGATGGAGAAGCTGGGCGCCTACGGCAACATGCCGATGTACATCGACGAGTTGTCGAACATCGAGCCGAAGGAACTGTCCGACTTGGCGTACTGCATCGCGAACGGCATCGGCAAGGACCGCCTGCGCTCCGACTCGTCGATGGCGCCGACTGCGGTGTGGAGAACGATCGTGCTGGGTTCATCGAACCACAGCCTGCACGAGAAGCTGCAACTGGCGAAGGGAGACCCCGAGGCTGAGCGCCTGCGCATATTCGAGTTCGACTTCCCCGAGGCTGAGGGCTGGTACAAGTACGCCGACAAGATTCTGCACCCGGTGCTCAACGAGAACTACGGGCACGCGGGCGAGGCGTACATCCAGTGGCTCGTGCAGCAGGACAAGGCTTCGATCGTGAAGTCGATCATGGACCTGAAGGACTCGATCTCCGAGAACTGCGACAGCACCGGCAACGAGCGCTTCTGGATGATCGGCGCGGCCTGCGCCGTGTTCGGCGGATGCGTCGCGAAGTCGCTCGGCCTGATCGAGTTCGATCCGCTGCGCGTGCTTCCGTGGATTTACGCGAAGGTGGCGCAGATGCGCGGCAGCATCGCGGAAGCGAAGAGCGATGAGGTCTCCATGCTCGCGAACTTCTTCGACCAGAACCAGCGCGACCGCATCATCGTGCACAAGGGCCGACTCGCCGACATGTCAGAGATGTCGCGCACTCCGGCAGCGAACGGACAGTTGAGTCAGCGCATGGAGACCGACACCGGCAGGCTCTACATCAACCGCAGCGTGATCTCGGCGTGGTGCGGCGAGAAGGGATTCGACTTCCGCATGCTGCGCGACAAGCTGCGCGAGCGCAAGATTCTGCTCCCGGACGATGAGCGGATCACGCTGGGCAAGGGCACGCCATTCGCCGGCTTCCAAGTGTGGGCGTGGGTGATCGACCTGAAGCACCCGGAGTCGGAGGCACTGCTGCGCAAGAGCGGGGTTGACACGAACGAAAAGCTCAAGTAAGATGTCGGTATCGGTGACGCTACGGCGCTCATCGGTACCGGTGCCTCTGCCCCCCTCCCCCTGTGTAATTGGAGCCACCGGTTCTTTTTAGGGTGAGCGATTAAAGGACTTGACAGTCCTTTTTCTTATCGGTAAGATGGGCGTTACATTCAGTCTCTGGTGCCAATTGGAAGGCGACTCCGCTTGGAACGGAGAATATGTGGGTTCGAGACCCACGGGACTGACCATTAGAGTGGGCTCTACTTTGCCCAATGCTCCAGACCACAACCGCTACGGCCCATAAAGCCCCGGCGCTGGAGTTAAGGTAAAGGTAGGAGTTGTGTCCGGCAATGTCCTCAGCGACGGCGTCAGAGCACACCCTAATGGTGTCGCTAGTGTAGTGGCAGCACGACAGGCTGTGAACCTGTCAGCGAGGGTTCAATTCCCCGCGTCACCCCAAGAACTGTGGGCTTCCATGCCAGTGGGGGCGAGATTGCCTTGCAAGCAAACTGTGGCGGGTTCGATCCCCGCGAGGTCCACCAAAGAATTGCGAGTTGTCCGAAGCATGGTATCGGGGCGGGCTCATAACCCGCTGCGCAAGCCTCGAAGGTTCAAATCCTTCACTCGCAACCACGTTTCGGCGCTGGTCGTTGTCCCCAGAAATGGACGCGATTAACGGATGGGTCGCACCCTTCGGCCAGCGCCGTTCTAAATATGCGGATGTCGCGGTGGCGCGTGACAGCCTTCCAAGCTGGTAGTGAGGATTCGACTTCCTCCATTCGCTCCAGTATTTTTGTCGGGTAGCTCAGTGGAAGAGCGCCGGGTCGATAACCCGTGGGTCGAAGGTTCGAGCCCTTCCCTGACAACCATACGCTGTAGGCCGACTCGGACGGCACTGGGTTTCTACCCCAGCTACTAGCGGGTTCGAGTCCTGCACAGCGTGCCAGAATTGCAGCGTAGCTCAACTGGGCAGAGCGCTCAGCTTATACCTGAGATAAGGGCCGGACTGGCTCACGATGGGAGTTCGAATCTCTCCGCTGCGACCAAAGATTTTAGCCTCGCCGATGGACGGTATCATCGCTACGAACGACGAAACGGGAGTTCGATACTCTCCGAGGCTGCCACAAGATTTGCCCTGTTGGATGGAATGGCAGACACGATGCGCTTAGAACGCATTGCCGAGAGGCGTGGGGGTTCGAGTCCCTCACAGGGCACCACGGGTGGAGCGGCTTGTAGGTTGCGGCGTCGGCTTTAGGCAGGAGTGGCGGAACCTTCACGAATTCGCGGGTGTAGTTCAATTGGCAGAACGGCGCGTTGCCAACGCGCAGGTTGTGGGATCGTTGCCCATCGCTCGCTCCAGTTATGGTAGGATGCACACACGTGCTACGGCTATGAAACCCGAGAGGGCGTAAGACAACCGAAAAGTGTGTGCAGCGGTTTACCGCCGCAGTCCTGCCGCCTTATACGCCCTTGTAGCTCAGCAGGCAGAGCGCTCGCCTTGTAAGCGAGATGTCGGAGGTTCGAAACCATCCCTCGGGCACCAGTTTAAACGGGTTGTCGATCATGGGGTCTATGCGCCTCCAAAGCGCACAGGTGCGGTTCGATTCCGTAACATCCCGCCAATGCGTCTGTAGCCGAGTGGCCGAAGGCATCGGGCTTTTAACCCGGCGAGCGAAGGCTCCATCACAGGTTCGACTCCTGTCGGGCGCACCAGTTTTGCACGAGTAGCTGAGACGGATTAGCGTCGGTCTGAAAAGCCGAACAGGGTGGCTCGATACCATCCTCGTGCACCAGTTTCGGGGAAGTGTCCGTGTAGGTAACCCGCCATTTGGGCGGAATCTCCTGCGTCCCGCCACGGCCCCAACAGTTATGTATTGGACACCTGAGCGGAAGGGTACCGGGCTGTAACCCCGAGGTCGGCTAGTCCGTGTAGGTTCGAACCCTACCCAGTACACCAGTCACAAGAGTTTGCTGTTTGTAGTTGCAAGAGTCTATTGCGCGGAGATGCAACAGGAAGCATGCCAGCCTTTGAAGCTGGATTCTAGTGAGTTCGAATCTCACACGCGCTGCCACAAGGCTCAGCTTGTTTTCACATCAAAAGAAAACAGGTTGCGGCCTGTACGGCGAAGTGGCCGAGAGGTGAGGCGCGGGATTGTCTATCCTGCCGATGCAGGTTCGAGTCCTGTCTTCGTCGCCAAAGATTTGCCCGGTTAGCTCAGTTGCGTAGAGCGTCTGCCTTACAAGCAGAGGGTCGGCGGTTCGAGTCCGTCACTGGGTACCAGCATTACGGATGGTTGGCAGAGAGGCCGATCGCGGCGCATTGCTAATGCGTAGTCCCCCAAGCGGGGACCGCAGGTTCGAATCCTGCACTATCCGCCAGAATTGGAAGGGTGGCCGAGCGGTCTAAGGCACCGGTCTTGAAAACCGGCAGGGCGAAAGCCTACGCGAGTTCGAATCTACGCTCCTTCCGCCAGATATTCCGCGCTAGTATTCATGGTGAGTACCACCGGCTGTTAACCGGATGAGCTTGGTTCGATTCCAAGGCACGGAGCCAGTTGTTCATGTTCTCGGTCTGTACACGATCCGTGAACATGTCGAAAAAGTGTACAAAATGCACCGTGAGCATCTGGCGCAGGCTGCTGGCCCTTCAAGCCGGCAAGCAGGGTTCGAATCCCTGACGGTGTACCAACTGACCCACTAGGATCGCTCAGGATCGACGCAGTGAAGCAGGGTGCTACCCTAGTGACCCCCTGATTGGGCGTGTGGCGGAATAGGCAGACGCGCCGGCCTCAAACCCCGGTGTCACACGACGTAGAGGTTCGACCCCTCTCATGCCCACCAACCTATCACTTCGTGCCGGAGAGGCCGAACGGGGACGCCTGCAAAGCGTTTAAACGCTGGTTCGAATCCAGCCGAAGTGTCCAAGCAAAATGCCCAGACTGGGTATACTTCTACCCAGTCTGGGCATTCTCTATTCGCGAATCGAGAAGACTATACGGTTGCTTCCGCGTATGCGCTCACAGTCCCGGCGCCGACCGCGCATGACGCCTCGACCTTGATCTCATACAGCCCACGACAGTCCATCACGAAGGCGCCGGTTCCGACGCCCTGTGTTGCCAGTGTGCCGGTGGCAAACAGGAACAACCCCGCTGGAGCCGCTGTGATCGCGCTGGACAGGAGAAAGAACGGAGCATTGGGGTGGGTGCGTGCGGACACTTGGAACTGATCCAGCGCGTTGACAGACACGGCCATCTCGAAACCGAGGCGCGACATACGTTCGACGCTCATGACCAGCAATGTTGTGAGTCCGCTCAGCGGTACGGAGACCGCAAGGTTCTCAGCTTTGTTGACGCTCTTTGAACTACTTGAAAATTGTGCCATGCTATTTCTCCTTCGGGTAGGTTTTCGCATCCCACTCGCGGATGCTGTCTAGGTCTGCTTTCCACTTGCCGCACTGCTTCAGAATGTCGTCGTGGTTGGTGAGGATGGACTCGCGGGTAATCTCGGAAGCTCGGTAGTCGGGGCCAGCAACTCCCGAGGGATTCTCGGCGGCTCCGGGCACTCCTTGGTTTGCACGATCAATGGCGCTGTTCCACACGCGGCCAAACTCAACAGTAAAAACGGCAGGAGGCAGTGCCACCACCTTACCCATCGCGTCAGCATATTTTTCGGTTGCATCTCTGATCTCCTTGCGTCGTTGTGTCTCGGATATTTCCAGCTTCGCCTTGAGCGCTTGGTTCTTCGCGACCACGTCGCTGTTGATCTCGGCCTGCTTCGCAGCCGCTGCCTTCATGATGTCGATCGACGCCTTGTACTCGGCTGCGGCCTGCTCAACGGCGGCAGTCTTAGCAGCCTCGCACCCGCGCGAGACCCACTGCCCGCCGACGTACGCGGCGCCGATGAGCGCAGCGCCCGCGAGAGCGAGCTTCACGTACAGCATGTACGGGTTAAGACTTCCCAGCAGACTCATCGGTCTTGCCTCCAGCACGCATGTACAGCACCTTCTCGAACAGCTTCGGCGCGACGAGCGCGGACACGAGGATCAACAGAATCCATTCCTTCTCCAGCACCGATGCGGCGAATGCGACCAGCATCCAGCAGATGATCGCCTTGCCGGCAACCGCGAAGATGCGGCCCTCGGAGAGTTCTCCGTCTTCGGTGCGGAACAGTTCGAGTGGGTTGCTTAGGAACTTCATGTCAGTGACTCTTCCTCGTATGGATCGCCCGCCATTACTGTTGGCTTAGCTGCTGGGCGCTTCGTCGCGCCGCCTGCTAGGTTGGCTTTGATGCCGCGAGCTACCCCCTCAAATCCGGCGAACACTTGGTCTAGCGATGGCTTGGTTCTGGCGCCGCTCTTAGGACGCAGTGTCTTGTATACTGCATACGCCGGAATCGCGCCGGCCATCACAATGGGACCAGTTACTGGATTCTCTTGGACGTACTCCTGAGCAAACTCGCGGTGCTCAAATGGAGCGAGCACGGTTTGCATCGGATCATCGCTAGGCAGTCTCGCGCGCTGTTGCGCAAAGCTAGGCGAGGCGCCCGGTCCACCCGGAGGCAGCATCTCATCGTCGGCACTGTCTCCGAACAGTTTCGAAATGTATGACAGCAAGTCCGTTGGCATGTTATTTCACCGCCCAGTTGAACAGCACGCCTGCGATCACATCGCACACGGCCATCGCGTTGTCATCAATCTTTCCACCCTCGTGAATGAAGTACGGCTCAAGGATCAGCGCCGTGCAGTTCGTCTTCGCGAGGAACGCATCCTTCACTTCGTCTCCGTCCACGTCGCCCTTGTAGTCTTCATGGCCGGGCAGGTCCATGCGGTACCAGCCGGGCTTCGCACCACGATTCGGTGCGCAGAACGTGCTGATCGCGCGCTGCACTTCGTCCGCCAGCGCTTCGCCCTTCTGGTTGCCGGGGCAGTACAGCGTCTCGCTGCCCTTGCCCTTGCGGCCCGGATCGCTGTTGAAGTGCACCTCGACCGCGAGAGTGCACTTGGCGGCGTTGATCTGGGCGATCTTCTTGGTCAACGTCGCCGGGGTAACGACCACCACTCCCGCGCCTCGGTTGCTCAAGTACGAACCTATCAGGTCACGCCATTCGAGCGCCTTCGCGTGCTCGGTGTACTGGCCCCACACGGCGCCGGGCGCTGCTGGGTAATGCCCTGCGGATACGGCGATCTTCATCTCTTGAAATGCTTCTTCACAGCGGCCACCATCTTGGGCCATTCAATCACAATCCGCATGAGCGTATAAATCCCGGTCAGGATCAGAACGATCGACGGGAGACTAAGCATCACTGAAGCGATCGTGGTCGTCGCGACAGCGACATCGAGCGTATTCTGAACTGCCTCGGCACTCATTCGAAACTCCTTTTTTGGATGAACGATCATTATATCACCAACTTGGCCCGGCATTTGACAATACCCACTCTGACTTTTTGACTGGGGTATCGCGCTCAACTCCGCTCACTTTTGTAAGAACCCACATTACCGGTCGCGCTGCAACTCTGAAGAAGCCTATAGCAATCGCAGTAAACTGTAATAGCTGTGAGTTTAAAGCGCCAGCGAAACTTAGGGTGGCTGTCATGGAGTGGAAGTATTGCGTCCCAGACGCCACTATGTTGCCTGATAAAGCGCCTACGAATTCTACAGCGGCGGCGAGGGCACGCGATGTGCGCTTGTTAAGCGATCCCACAAACGATAGAGATGCAGCAGTAACTTTATCAGTACGTTTGGTCAACGAGCCAGCAAAGCTGAGTGCACCAGCCATAGTTGTAGATGAGTTCTTGGACATGTCGCCGACAAAACTTACGGCGGCTGTCATGACTCGTGAAGTATGCTTGTTCATATTGCCAACGAAACTAAGCGCGGCGCTCATCGAGTGCTGGTAGACAATAGGCCCACCCACTAGATTGCCCATGAAGTCGCCGACGAAATTCAGGGCGGCTGTCAGCACATGAGATGTGTGTTTGCGCAAATTGCCGGCGAAGCTCAGCGTGGCGTCCGCAGTCTTCCCAACGCGCTTGCTTAGGTTTCCGACGAAACTCGCAGCGGCTGTTAGGGCTCGCGAGGTCTGCTTGTTCAACGATCCTACGAAGCTCAAGGACGCCGGCATGTCTCGTGATGTGTGCTTAGTCAGCGAGCCGACGAAGCTCAGCGTGGCGGCGAGGGCCATCGTTACCAGACGTGATGCCGCAATGTCGCCAACGAAACTCAGCGTAGCTGTAAGGGCACGCGAGGTGCTCTTGTTCAGCGCGCCGACGAAATTCAGCGCGGCGGTGATGGCACGCGAGGTGCTCTTGTTCAGCGCACCAATAAAACTCAGCGCGCCGGATGTAGCTTTTCCAGTGAGCTTCGTCATACTGCCGACAAACGCCAACGTGGCTGTCAGTGATTGCAAGAACGGCCCGAACCCATCTGTTGGGCTAGTTGAACATGTAACCAGCGTTCCGGTAATGGTAAAGTCGCCACCGGTCCCTCTGTTCGTGGCAAAGTTGGCAACTGCCTCATCATCATCTAGGTGCTGATATATGGCCGGCGCTGTGCCGGTAGGGAGAGAGCCATCACTGCCGAGGTCAGCAGGCGAACCACTAGCGAGAATAAATCTGCGGCGCTTTAGTACGTTAGTGATGTCTAGGTACTGTCCGGGAGCGAAGTAAAACTCTGACAAGCAGCCCTCGAACCTGTCGGTACTAGCATCAAAGCCGCCAATATGCCAAGTGGTGCAATTTTGAAAACTGAATGTCGAGGTGGCGTCGATGGTAGGCTCTGGAAGAGTCACCCTAACATCGTCCACATATACGTGCACTTGGCTACTAGCAACATCCCACGCGATAAGAAGGTGGTGCCACTCTGAACCGGCGACATAAGGGCCAAGGGCACCAGTAGCTAGCTGCGTGGTCGCGGATTCACCAAGAGAAATACCGATGCTGCCATCTGAAAACCGGGCGATGCTAATATCCGGGTCTTGGTCAGAAGCATCCATGCCATGCAAAAAGTACAGGTTGTTGGCGTCGCCGCTGTCCAACCTGAACCACACAGAGAATATTCCCGTCTTAGCCGCAGCCACGCCGGACAGGGCGGACGCACGCGACATGATGTCTGTGCCGTCAAAGTCAGCGGCATCAGATGCAGCAAGCGGAGTATCAAACTCTGCTTCTGCGGTTATTGGTAGCGGGTAAAAGCGCGAGAGCCATCTAACAGAACCGAGGCTAGTGTTCGGACTATATAGTCCGTTCGGGTTCACGTTGGCACCACTACTACGTGGCCTTTAACCTGTCTAGCCGAGCCGATGCTAATTGGCTCCATGATCGCAAGGCAGGCACTCGGTGCCACCCGCGCCAACTGAAACACGGATAGCACACCATCCATAATCGTAAACGCCGCGCCACCGGGGTAGTATATAGGCATCCATACCAACGGGTGACCAATCACAAAATTCACGGCCCCGGAAGCCAGTGTAGCTGACAACTGAATCTGAGTAAGGTTCTGGATGCCAATGTCGCCCGTCGCTAGTGGACAGAACCAACGGCTAAGCGGATGGTCTAGTCGTGCGGCCACAGCAGAAGCTATTCCGGTTACCGATGGTAGAGTGGCGCCCGTATTACCAGACTGATCTGTGTAGGTGCAAACGGTCCAGTTGTGCGCGGTAGCAGCAAGGACTGTGGTGACCACAATCATGAGAAAGTTATTCGCTGCACTGTCATCATTGCCCGCAGTTGTGCTTTGGTATCGACCCGGCGTTCCGTTTACGGATTGAGTAGCAGTAGTGTTCAGTGCGGGCGTGACTGAAAACAACCGGTCGTATAGCAGCAGATTCTGAACGCTGGTGTTGGTTGCTTCTTCCAGCAAACCTTGAACAGAAGCAACGCGCATTGTCTCCGAGGTAGTGAGGTCATGTAGGCCCAAAGCCCCGGTATTTGTTATGTCGTTCGCAGTTCCGTTCGGCACTGCTGCTCCTGCTGCCCCGGCTGGTGGAAGCGCGCCCACTCCCCATAGGTCTTGTCCCGCGCCAGCGGCGGTACCAACAGTCTGCTTTCTAAACGGCGCTACCTGTGATCGAGCCTGCGCGTTGAATAGCAATCCAGTGAGGCCGATATTCAATTGGCCGAACTGCTGTCTGCGACTCGCTCGCCACCAGTGCGACGCTTTCTCTGCTAGTAAGTCTGCATAAGAAGCAAATTGACCACCGGGCAGGTGACCAACGAAGTCGCCGTCGCGAGTAGCCAGCACTCTACCGTGAGCGCCTGAAGCGCCCGCCACCGGGATATGCCCACCGTACCATTGCGCCTCGGGATTGCGCATGGAAGTGGAAACCAAGTTGACGTACTCAGCGCCGTACCAGCGCTCAAGTCGATCTGAAGGAATGTGTTTCATCCGGCAAGGGCTATGACGTGAGCGTTGTAATTGGTAGCTGTCGTAGCAACAGACAAAGGTTGCAGAAGCGCCAGCGCGGCATCATCAAATATCCGCACCAGAGAGTTGATAGAATTCACCCCGTCCATCACCGTAACGGCATTAGCCAGCCCCATAGGTATCCATCCGAGCGGATGACCAATGACAAAGTTAATAACCCCGGTAGCCACGGACGCTGAGCAATCAATTTCGTTCAGGTCTGCTATTCCGGTATCGCCCGATCCTAGTGGACAGAACCACTGACCAAGCGGTTGGTCGAGGCGTCTCACGATCGCGGCAGAGTTTCCTGTTACCTGCGGCAGAGTCTGAGCATCGTTGCCCGCCTGATCGCGATATAGCGCGTTCCAGTTGTGCGCTGTCGCTGCAAGCGCCGTGCCTCCCACTTCGATCATCAGGAAGTTGCCTTCCGCGCTGTCGGCTGCTCCTGCTGTGGTGCTCTGATAGCGCGTGGGAACTCCGGTCACAGATTCATTGACGGTGGAGGCCATAGTCTTGTTGACGTGGAAAGTACGGTCGTACAAGAGCATCGCGTTCTGGCCTACGCTACCCGTGCCGAACAGGCCGGTGATGTGTGTGGTCAAAGCCCCACCGGGGGCTGCAAAAGGAATAGCACCCGTTGTGCCACTACCGGTAGGTGCCGCACCCCCCGGTGCGTTAGCAGCGTTCGCTCCAGCCGCAGGATGCTGACCGACTCCGAATAGACTCGTCGTGCCGTTCACTACCGACGTAACGCCGGTTTTCTGCCAGAAAAATTCACGGCGCTGGCCGGGAGTAGTAGCCGCAGCAATGAGCGCGTCGAAGTCAGCAATGGCTTTCAGCGAGTGCCCTTGGCTACGTGCTAGACGCTTCAGGTATTGTTTGGTGCGATCAACCTGATACTCGAACATGGATACGAAATCGCCGCCATTCAGGCGCCCGACAAAGTCGCCGTCGCGAGTGGCATAGACAGCACTTCCGCGTGGCATGCTGCCCACGGAGATGTGCGGGCCATACCACTTTGCTGCCGGGTTATTCATGCAGCGCGAGATGTGCTCCGCATTCCCACCGAGCCAGCGTTCGAGCTTACCTGACGGGATGTGTCTCACTTGGATACCTTTTTTGGTTCGTCCCTCAGCGCCTTCAGAGCATCACCCTCAGCGCTGGTGATTGTACCCGCAGCCACTGCCGCATCCACATCCACGGTCTTCAGCATGGTTTGTAGCAGTTCTCTGGTAGATGTTTCGCTGACCGTATCTGGGCACTCGTTGGGCTCGACGTACTTGTCAATATCTACCGGATGCTCAGTAGCTGAGGCCCACGGATTACCTATGCCCTGCTTGTTGAACCCAATGATGGCCGGGCACTGAGTGCACTTCCATACGTGGTCATTGCCATCCTCGTGCGAATAGGCCCAGTTGTGTTTCATCTCTTCTCCTCTCCTTACGTTCGGCTCTTAGCCGCCCGAAGAAATGGTCAGGGTGTATGTAAACTGGATCGAGTCGAGGTTGACGACGTTGATCGCCGAGAACACCTTGTGATCCCACATGACCGGACGCAGCGTGTATGTTTCCGTGCTGCCCGGAGTCGAACCAATGACGCCGGTCGTCGATACCATCCAGCCAGAGGCAGCGCTGTTTGAGAGCGTAACCACGCTGGTAGTGTTCGACGTGATGAGCGCGATGCGCGGAGTCGTCGTGGTATTGATGACGTGTTGTTGCTCGCCCTGAACAGTCGAGCTTGACGCTGTCAGCGGAGTGCCGGTAACTGTGCCGGTATTCGCTGTGGTCGCTGTGAACGGCGAGCCAGTGGTGCGCGCCAATGTGGCATCGTTGAAGAAACCCCACTCAGTAACCGCTTCCGAGCCGGTGTACGCGATGGTCGCAACGGACACGATCTTCTGCACCGTACCGGTCTGATCGTGTGTGAACACTTGAGTTCCAGCCACCGGAGTCTCGCCGCCCACTGTGGAGTCGGTCTCAATACGGTAGTCAGCGATGGCGGCGGCTGTTGTGCCCTTGCCCGACGCGTGGTACTTCAGCAGCTTGAACAGGTTGACGGCAGCGGCTGACGGAGATGCCCAGAGCATGTCACCGCACAGCGCAAGAACGCCGATGTTGGTAACGAGGCCGGAGCCGAGGTTGCGGTGGCCCTGATGTTTGCCACGGTGAAACAAGTCAGCGCGCAGGTTAGTACCGAACTGCAATCCGCCGATGTGCTGAGCAGAGCCTTCTGGTTCGTGGCCGATCACAATACGACCGGCGCCGAACGGCAATGCGATGATCTTACTTTTCATGATGTATCCATCCTCTAAAAATATCGGGCAAGAACAGGGCAGCACGGCGCCACCACGGTCCACCACGAATTACTCTTACTGACAATTTGCCGCCGAATGCTGCGCTTGATTCCATGTTTTACGCTCTGTCGAACACGTTTAGTCGTCCTTCGCCCTCAACCGTATTACCGTCACTGTCAACGATAACTATTGTTATGAGGTGCGATGCCAGATTTGTTCCGCCACTTATGCGCTGGAACACCTTCTTGCCTACCGCTGTTGCTGATCCAACAAGTGTGAGGCCAGCCGGCGTTGCTGTGATGCTTGTGATAGATGCTATTGTGGCCGACGACGCAATTCTCGCGGTGAAATTCATCGAAAATATCTTCGATTCGCCGGGTTGCTTTTCCAGAGTAGGGATGCTCATAGTCCACCTATTATACCTTTATCTGTCAGTGCCGTAAAGCTGGGTTAGCGACTCCGAACCGCCACGAAGTGCGCGTGGCAGGAGCAGCAAATTACGTTGGTTCAGTGGCAATCCGTTCAAAGCGATGGTACGACGCAGGGACGATCCGCTGATTGCCATCGGCATCTCCGGGTTCGCGCGGTTCCACGCCCCGATGAATTCCACGGCTTCTTTCACGCGGTCAGCATTGCCGTCGCGAACGCCCCTGATAATATCGTTCGTAATTTCCTTCTGGGCTTCCTTGTAGAACGCGGACTGCGCTTTGTCGATGCGGTCAATCTCGTAGGCATTTGACAACGCGCTGCTGCTGAACCCGAGGGTCTGCGAGAACGATTCCCATGACGAGGCCGGCACGATCTTGCGACCGCCGATGTCAGATGCGTAGCCGTCTTGGAACGACTGCACACCCTTGATCAAGTTCTGCGCGGCCAGCGGCCCGCCGACTTTCATGGCTTCCACGAACTCGCCACGGCTCAGCGCGTCGATGCCGTTCAGCCAACCGGTGGCGATGGACCCACCCGGCCCGAGCACTTCGCTCATGACCTTCTTGTAATCTGCGTCCGCAGCGCCGATGCGCGTGCCCGGCAGAATGTTGCCCAGCCCAACGCGGCTCGCGAAGTTCAGGCCGGTGAGTTGGTTGGCAAAGCCGTGCATCATCACGCCGCTAAGGTCCACGCCAACAACGGTCTCGCTGGCCGACTTGAACATGTTGCGCATCGCGCGCTTCGAATTGAACGGCGAGCCGAATACGCGCTGGGCGATCGTGTCGATGATGTCTTCAATATCCTCAGCGAACGGCATGCCTTCCACGCCGGCCACTGCGGTCAGGCTCAGCAGCATGATCACCGCCGCCTTCGGATTCGTCTTCGACAGGTGGATCATCGTCTCCAGCATGAACAGCGGATACGCCTTGAACGTGAACAGCAGCGCGCCCACCGGGCCACGCGCGAGAGCGGGACGGTTCGCTTCGTCGTACCGACCTTGCGTCAGGGCCACGGCCTGCTGCGCGAACTTGTACAGCTTATCGCCGGCCAGATTGTTTTCCTGTCCGATCTTGTAGGCGGCGATGAAGGTCGAGATGCGGTTCCACTGCTCCGTGATCCGGAACGGTGCCATCCACACCTCAGCCGCCTTGCGCACGCCACGGCTCATCGACAGCGTGCGGGCGCGCGTCAGACCCATGATCTGGTAGATTTCCGTGTCGAGCGTCGTGCCATCCTGCACCGCCACTGTGAGCGCGGCGCGGAGGCCGGGCACGCTGTCCACGTCAGGGATCGCGTGGCTCAAGTCCTGCAACGTGTTGATGTCCGTCAACGCCACGTGGTTCGTAGCCGCCACCTTCAGCGCGCCGAAGGTCTTGCTGAGCGCGTTCGTGTACCCCGTGAAAGCGGACAGGTACGGCGTTGTGTTCATCGCCAGCGAGCTTAGCTGTACCGCGCCAGCAGATAGCGAGCCACCGAGGAATTGGAGCGTCGCAGCGGCACGAAGCGTGCTGGAGATTTTGTTACCGGGGTTGGGTGAGGTAACGAAGTCGGTTGTGTTGTCGGCGAGGTTGCGGTAGAATCCGGAGAGTTCTCCGTCTTCGCGCCATGCGTTTGTTCCTTCATAGATGTTGATCTCCGGTTGTCCATCGACACCGAACTTGCTCTGCACCACGGTGCCCTTCAGCGAGTCCTGAATAGCGGCGCCGAACTCGCTGTACGCGATCTTGTTCGCCATCGTCACGCCGAACTCGGCGAGGATACGCTCGCCGTCTTCGCTGAAGCCCGGTATGTTCTTGCGGCGGAAAATGCGGTTGCGGCGCACGGAGTCGGACGCGATCATTGACTTCGCCAAGCGCTCGCGTTCGGCCTGCGTCAACTCGATGCCGTTGCGGCGGGCCATGTCGAGGAATTGCTGGAAGCTCACGCTGCCATCGTACTCGGCCTTGTACTTGAAAGTGTATTCTGTCTTGATGTCAGGGAAGTCCTTGAGCACGGCGTTGAGCGCGGCTATGCGACGCTCTGCCTCGCCGCGATGCTCGTTCAATTCGTAGTTAAGTGTCAGGCGCTTGCCGTCAACCTCGATGTACGTGTGCACACCGTGGTCGCCGTAACGGCGCTCAGGGAAGTAGCCGTCGTTGATCAACTGCGCAACCTGAATCGCGCGGGCGCCCTCCCACTCGGCGTACTGCTTGCTGTCCAGCCCGAGCAGTTTCGAGAAGGTGCGCTTGTCCGCCTCGAACTCCGCGTTCAGGCGGTCGGCGATCATGTCAGTAGCCTGTTTAAACATCGCGCGTTCCTTGGCGTCCAGCTTCGTAATGATGCGCTGCATGTCGGCGGAGTCGAGCGCGTAGGCATTCACCGTGCGCTCCAACAAAGCACGCGTCGTATTCTCGAAGTTCGCTGTGGTAGCGCCCTTGCGCCACTCGCTCAGCTTGCCATCCACGCTATCCACGATCAGGCGGTCCTTGCGCTGATTGTAGGAAGTCAGCACGTCGAACACGTTCTTGTAGCCGGCAGACTTGCGCGAGAGCGCTAGACCGCTGGACACGTTCTCGTCATAGAAGGTCTTGAACGACGAGGTCGTGCCGTGTGCGTAACCTTTAATGGTGTTGCCCAACACGGCGCGCTGCATGTCTTCCGGAATCTCGGCGCTGTCGATGATCTTGCCAAGCACGCTGTGCATCTGCGTAAGCTGCGCTTCACCGCGCTTGGCTTCGGTGATCAGATCGGCGAGCGCGGCGCGGCTGTAGAACCGCAGCGTGCCTTGATCTGGCTCCACGTCCGTGCGCACGATGTCGCCGTCGATCGGCTCATCGCTCATGTCAACGGCTGCGTGCGCCGGGATTTTTCCGTCGCGCACGTACTCGCGGATCGCGATGCCGTAGTTGTAGCGAGCCTTCTCGTATTCAACTGGGTCGAGCGGAACCGACAACGCGAGCTTCGTCCAGTTCTCAAGGTACTTGCGGTGCGACGCTTCGTCGCTTTTCAGTTTCGAGGCTGCGCCGCCAGCTTGCACGAACAGGCCAGCCTGACGCTCATTGCCTTCCACGGACTCAAACAGTCCCTTCCTGATGCCCCACTTCTTCGCGTCAGCGCGCACTTGGTTGAAACGTGCCTTCATTGCTGTCCAGATCGCGGCCTGCGTCTCTTCAATCGTCCAGCCGAGGTCACGAGCGAGACGACCTACTTCAGCTTCCGCGTAGCGATACTCGGACTGGTTGATGCGACCAGCCACGTCGTGGTTGAACCCGAACGCATGCGCCATCCACATGTCAATCGTGGCACCCTGCGACTCGGTGTTGTGGTTGACAGGGTCGATCGCGTTCATCAGATTGCGATAGAACGTGTTGCGCTTGATGCCAGTTACCAGCTTCTGGTCTTCAGTGCCACTCAGGATCGCGGTGGCTTTCTTCGACATCTCTGTTGGGAACACGCCAGCGTGCACTGGCTGACCACGGTTGAACTGGTCGATAGCCTTGAACGCGAAGCCGAGGTCGGTTCCGACTTGCGTGCGCGGTGAGAACACGGCCACGAGCTTCGCGAGCGTCTCAGCCTTTTTCATATTTCCACCGTACAGCTTCAGCATCTCTTCGCCGGATTCGCGGTGCCATGAGCGTGCGGTCTCACCTTCGAGCGCGAGCGCCTTGATGCGACGGCGCATCTTCGCCACATCGTGGCCGTCCTTCACCCAGTACGGACGACCCTTGGCTGCGGAGGCGGCGGGTGCTGCCTTATCGCCAGCGCGTTGCAGGCCGGGGATCGCGTCCTTCTCGATGTCGTCGAACCAGCTTTCGCCTTCGGGCGAGTCGATGCGCATCGCTTGGTTCTCGCGGCGCGCGTACTGACCACGGTCAATCGCGGTGAAGATGTCTTCGGCAGTCTGGAATCCGAAGCCGTCGATGAAGTTCTTGATTCGCGCGAACAGTTCGGCGATCTTGCGGAACACGGCGGCGAGCGCGCCGTCAGCCTGCAACTCGCCACGCTTCCAGAACTCGAAGCCGTAGGCGTGCGCTTCTGCCGGGATCAACTCAATCTCGTTAGTGATGTCGGTGCCGTTCTCTTGGTCATAGCGGCGGGTCGCGTCAGTAAGTTGTTTAAACAGACGGGACTCTTTGTCGAAGGCGCGACGTAGCACGACGCGCTCATTGCCGGACAGCACACGCGTCTCCACGAAGTGGAAGCCTTCGTGCGCAGCGACTGACAGCACGTCCTTGGAGTTCATCGCCATCTCGATCACGTCCTTCATGTGACCGCCACGGAACACGCCTGTGTGGCCGTTTGGATCGGACTGCACGAACGGACGCACTTCAAGACGCGACGGCGTGCCGAGTATGA